GGTAATGGAGTGGATTCGTACCCACTTTGAGAGTGTGAGCGGCAGAGCAGGATACGCTGACTTCTATAAGCGTGATTGCCAGCTGAAGCTTCTTGATCCTGTTGGAACGGTTATTGAGCTTTGGGATATCAAGGGTGCTTTTATCACATCAGCAAACTTTGGTGATCTTGGATATGATGGCGACGATCTTCTGGAAATTCAGCTAGATATGCGCTTTGATAACTGCGTTCTGCAGTACTGACAAACTCGGAATAGAAGAATACAGCTTAATGAGTTGTATCTTCTATTCCATTTTTATTAAATGGATGTCATTTATTCATGAATATCGGATTAGTCCCAATGTCAGCCAAGCCTTATCATCTTGGACATCATTTGCTTGTTCAATTTGCTGCATTGGGTGTTCTGAGTAATGAAATAAAGAGGACTGAAGGTCCTGAAAATGACTTAGTTTTAGTTTTTGTTTCATTTTCTAGTAGAGGGACAAAGAAAACTTCAAAAGGTGAGATTCCACTTGCAGGTGATACTCCTGTGTATGGCAGTGATATGCGTTATATTTGGAAAAATTTATTAATTCCAAATTTGAATTTGCCAAAAAATGTTAAGTTTTTAACACCAGATGAAGGAATCCCTTCATCACCTGTATTATCTGTTCTAAACATTCTTAATGCTGTTCATCAAGCTAAAAAAAATGATGAAATGACAGTGAGAATACCTTATGCTGATGTTGAAGTTGATTTGGGTGATTTAGCAATAAACATTTACTCTGATGAAGAAGATATTGCAGCAAATTATCCTGATGCTGATCTTGAAAGAAGATATCCTGGATTACTTCAATCAACAATTAATAAAATTGGTTTGTCTAGATCTGCAACTATTGATATTAGTGGAACAAAAATGAGAAATTATCTTTGCACAGGAGAGCGTGATAAATTTATTAAATTGCTTCCTCCTGTTTCCAAAGATATTGCAATAGAAATTTATGAAACATTAAAGACTTCAGTTGAAAATAGTTGCCCTAGATCAGTTTGGAAACCTACTGCTGAAAGCTTGCGCCGCAAGCTCATAAGGCTAATGATATGATTGAATCTCTTCTTCGAAATTACATTCGCGCTTTAATTATGGAAAGCACGCCTAGAATCAAAGACTTACACACTGATGATATTATAAATCTTCTTGAAGATATTCTTGGTCGCAAACCTTTTTTAAGTTTTACTGAAAAACTTGCTGGTCAATTTTTTGAAGTAAAAATTGAAAATGGTCTAGTCACAGCAAACTATAAAGAGACAATTGAAAAAGGGATTCCACATTCACCCACAGCCGATTTAGGTGGTGTTGCAAGAGTAATAAAAAATTCAAGATTTGCAAAAAGTAAAGATGCAAAATTTAAGTTTGAAGTGATTAAACCAGAAAATAGGCCTGATTATATTGATTATGCAATTGGAGATATTCCAGTTGCAATTGAATTTACAGGTGCAATGTCAAAAGCATTATGCGTTCATTTAAATGAAAAACAAAATTTTGTAAAGTTTCTATGTAAAGAAGATATCACAAAAAGACCTAAGCCTCTACGCCCTGAACTGCAAGAAAAATTAGAAAATATTTATAATTTGCTTGTTTCTAATCCAAAAATTTCAAGATTAAAAAAAATAGAAATCGAAAATTTTGTATCTGAGTCATTCATTGAAATATTCGGAGAAAGCGTTTTTGGTGGAACACCTGAAGGTGTGTTTGCTACCGGAGCATCAAAAGATTTTAAGATACCAAATTTAGCTTATGCCAACATTCAAAGAATTCAGGCCCCCGTGTATGCAATTTTTTCACAAAAAAGCCAATACACAAATGATCAAATTATTGAAAGAATTGAAGGTCTAGTCAATAATCCTGACAAGCTTAAAACAGATAAAATGCTTATTGATCTTCACAAATATTTAGAAGCAGCTTCTCAAGGATTTTCTAAAGGGTTTAGAACATTCTTTTCTCAAAAAGAAGCATCACTTCTTCTTTCAAATATGGAAGAAATTATGGGCGGGGCTGATCACTTAGTTTATGATTTTTATGATAAAATAAATAGAAGAATTAATAATAAGAGAGCGTGGGTTTCTACCTAATTCATTTTACTTTGATTTTTAATCAAATAAGAATTAAATGTTATTAGGAGAAATTTGTGGGAGAAAATCGTAGCGATCTTTTTGGTGGTGCTGTCCCAGCTGGGATTCAGACTAAGGATGTGATGAAGGATGATTTCGGATTTGAAATTCCAGTTGAGTCTGTTCCTCTTCCTTCAAATGGCTTAACTTATCCATCCGATTCACCACTTCATTGTTCTGAAACTGTTGATATTAGATCAATGACTGCTCGTGAAGAAGATATTTTGACTTCTCGCGCCCTGATTAAGAAAGGAACAGTCATCACTGAGCTTATTAAGAGCTGTCTCATTGACAAGAGAATTAATGTTCTTGATATGCTAGCTGGCGATCGTAATGCCATCATGGTTGCTTTGCGTATCACTGGTTATGGTAAGGATTATGTTGTAGAGTCTGATTGTCCTAAGTGTGGTAATCGATCAAAGCAGACATTTGATCTTGCAAATATGCCTATTAAGCGACTTGAAATTGAGCCAGTTTCTAAGGGATCAAACGCATTTGAGTTTAAGCTACCAGTCACAAAGAAGTCTGTTGTCTTTAAGTTTATCACTGGTAGGGATGAAGAAGAGATTCTAACTGTTCAAGAGCGAATCAAGAAGCAAGGCGCTCTTGCCGATAACATTGTCACCACTCGTTTGCAATATACAATCATTTCAATTGATGGTCGATCAGATCGTGGAGCAATTAACTCTTTCGTTAGAAGTATGCCAGCTCGCGATTCGATGGCACTCAGAAAGTATATTGAGCAGCATGAGCCTGGTATTGAAATGAAGTCGGAGTATGATTGTAATTCCTGCAATGAGGTAAGCGAGGTGCGCGTACCGCTGGGTGCCGGATTTTTTTGGCCTGAGGCCTGAAGATCGACAAATTTATCTTGAGCACTCTTTCCTCCTTATGTACTATATGGGGTTCTCATATTGGGAATGCTACAACATTCCCATTTCATATAGAGTGTGGTTTATTGAACGATTAAATCGTGAATTAACAAAGAACTCAGATAAACAAAATGTTCCATCACGAGCTGCTCATCAAAATGACCCACAAACAAGAGCTTTGATGGGTCTTCACCGTGGTGAAACTCCTGCAAAGCTTCGCCGATTTACATAATAATTAGATATGGAGGTCATTATGGCGAATCCTTTATTAGAAGTGTTTAAGTCGGCGGGTGAATACATTGTTGAGGGTGGAACTCAACCAAAATTTGTAGGATCACGCAATCAAGTAGATTCATTGCGTAGAGCTATGCTTGCATCTAAAATGCTTTATGAAACATTATCATCTGACAATTCAACAATTGATGCGGTGATGGTTGCTTTAAATGAAAAAAAAGAAGCTGCAAGAAATTTTAAGAACAATTTTGGGATTGATTGGCCATTCTAAAATTTCAAATCTTGATACTTAATCGATAGAGGAATTATTAGTATGGCCGAAGTTGATGCAGATCATTTTGATAATCTTATAAATTCTATTGATAGATTAGATAAAGCTATTGAAAACATGAATAGGACCTCAACCGGAGGTCTTACTCCTGATTTAGTAAATGATAATGCATCAGCTTCAAGTTTAGGTGGTCAATCTGCAATTGCAGATGATTTAACAAAATCTCTTGCTAGTGCAAACGTTGAATCTAAAACACTTAATAATTCTTTAACATTTCTTCAATCAGCATTTTCTGGACTGGGTGAAGGTGCTAATTCATTAATTGATTCAATGGGAAGTTTTGTTGAATCAATTCCTGGTGCAAGTATAGTTATTGATTCTTTACGCAATGGAATTAGTCTTTTATTAACAAATATTGAATCAGTGTCAATGGCAATTATGGGTCCAATGGCCGCCGCCTTTGGATTTTTGTCAACAGTGTATGATTCATTAATTCAAAAAGCTGCTGACCTTGCAAAAGCAGGATATGATTATGCTCGTGCATTAGAAGAAATTCGTGAAAAGACAGGTAGTTTTAATGAAACTACATCTCGAACAATAAAACAAACAGCTGAAGGTCTTACACATTCATTAAATAAAGCTGCTGGGAATTCAAAAGCATTTAGCTCTAAATTTTCTCCAGGTGTTCAAGGTGCAATTGAAAAATTGCGTGCAATAGATAGTATTTCAACAGAATTTGGAGCAACACTTGATAATTTAGGTCAAAAACAAATTGATGATGCTTCAGCGCAACTTTTTGTCTTAAAAAAGGGACTTAATTTTACAAGTGAAGCAATGAAGCAAACAGCAGTTCTTGCTCAACTAAGTGGGAAGTCTTTAAAGTCGTTTAGTCAAGATATCATGGCATCAGTTGATAAGATTGGAAAACGTTGGGGTGTTTCTACTAAAGTTCTTGGTTTAGATGTTGGAAAAGCTCTTTCAAACTTTAAATTACTTGGAAAAATGACAGGTGATTATGTTGTGGAAATGACAAAAGCTTCAACATATACAAGAAAATTAGGAATTGATATTAATGAACTGACGGGTATTGTAGATAAGTTTGATAACTTTGAAAGTGGAGCCGAGGCCGCCGCCCAATTAGCTCAAGGGTTTGGAATGGTTCTTGATCCTTTAACTATGATAAATACTGAAGTTGGTCCAAGATTAAAGTCTTTACAAAGCTCATTTGCTGCAACTGGAAGATCTATTGACTCAATGACTCGACAAGAAAGAAAATATCTTGCTGAAACTGCGGGTTTGACGGAACAACAAACACTTCTTGCATTTTCAGCAAAAGGCCTTTCAATGTCATATGATGATATTGTTGCCGGTTCAGATGCAGCTATGAAAAAACATAAATCGACTGAAGAAGTAATTAATGATTTAGCAGATAATATCCAAAATGTTATTGTTGAATTTAAAAATTTCACTGGATTTATTAGCGCATTCATTGAGGGATTTTTGGCAGGGTTTATGGGAACAAACTCAATTATGAGACTCATAAGTCAATTTGCTCATCAATTACTTAGAGTTGCAGCAATTGGTAGAGAAACAGGTAAAATGTTTGGAACATTGCTATTTGGTGAAAGTAATATGGCCGGCGGGAAAAAATTATTATCACTTTTTAGTAAGTTTGGTGATATGGCAGTCGAAATTGCTGGTCACATTCGTACTTTTACAAGTTTGCTAAATGGAAATGTCGCAGATGCATTTCAACATCTTCTTGAAAATATTATGCACTCTGTTGACAAAATGTTTGGCGCTGCGGGTGGAGCAAACTTTGGTAGTATGATAAAGAAAGTTGCTACATTTATGACAAATATTGTAAAGGGTGCTCTACAATTTATTTTAAAGGAAATTCCAAACATAGTTCAAAGTTTAAAATCAGCATCAGGTAGTGGTGCTTCTGATACACTTCTTAGTTCTATTTTTGGAACATTTAAAGATTTATCAGCAACCATCCAGCCTTTGCTTAAAGATTTAGCATTTGCTTTACCTGAGCTTGGTGCTGCTCTTATTGATGCAATAGTTGATTTTATCAAATCACCAGATAATATGGGTATAAAAGCTTTGTTAACCGGCGGTCCCGCCATGGCTGCAATTGGAACATTTTTTAGTTCAATTTTTGATGTGATCAAAACACTTGCTACAAAGTGGTTTGCTGGTGAAGACTTGACAAAACTTTCAGGTGATATTGGCGCAAATTTTAAGTCAAAGATGACTGATGGTATTACTGCAGCTTTTGCGGCCCCCGGTGACGCTAAAGCGGCTGCCGCATTAAAAACCGCCGCGGCCGGAGTGACGGCTGATGTGGCGGATGCTATGAGCGGCGGCGCAGCGGCAGCGGCCATCCCTGAGCTTGGACCTCTTGATAGTCTTATGGCGCAGGGTGGAGATCTTATAAAAAAAGCTGGAAAATTAGGAGCTATTGGATTAGGTGTTGCATTATTGCCTTCACTTATAGAAGATATTGCAAGTGGAATGGTAGAAGTTCTTAGAATTTTTAATGAACCGCGGGATTGGGAAGGTGTTCAGGTCGGTAAGATATCATTTTTGGGTCTTTTGAAAAGAGATGTAGAAATGTTTTCAAATTTTAATCCTGATGCGCTTGATTCAGCTGGAACATTTTTATTAAAGATTATTGGTGGTGGAATTTTAACAGGCGCAGCTGCTTTATTTCAATCGCTTGTAGGAAAAGACAATGAAGTTGATACTGAGGCAATGACAACTACGTTGAATTCACTTGTTGGTGTTCTACAAAGTGCTATAGATAAATTTACTAGTAAAGATGTGAAATCTGCTTTGCAAAAAGCTCCCACTGCTGCAAAAAATCTTGGAATCATTAGTCCAATAATGGAAAGCTTTGTTGATATAATAAAAAATACAATTGGAGTGCTTTCTCTTCTTCCAAAAGATGAAGATTTGCCAGTCACAAATGACAAATCATATGAAGACAAATTACGTGAAGCAATAATGCTACCTTTTAATATTTTAATTGATGGTGATAACTCAATTTTAAGCAAAATTAGAGGAATCAATTTAGCAGATTTTAATAAAGACAAAATCGAGAATTTATCATCAATTTTTGATATGTTGGGCAAAGCCAGCACTGCTGCTCAAGAATTTTCTAAAACTGGTGGGACTAAGTCTGCCGAGGTTGAAATTGCTAATGCTTCTGTAAACATTATGCGACTTTTGGAATGGACTCCATCAATTTTGAAACTGGGGGCTGATCTTGATGATGTTAAGCAAATGACCCAAGCTGAAACAAAAATTATTGGAGCTATCAATGTTACTAAATCGTATTTAACGGGTCTTAGTGATTTATCAGAAAAATATAATTCTTTGAAAGATGTTAATATTGATTTAAATAGTGGTGTGTTTTCCCTTATTAACCCAGCGCCGCCAATGAAAGATTCTGGCTTAAAACAAATAATTAACTCATTTATAGATTTTAAAGACTCTATTGCAGAAATCGACTTATCAAGCTTAGATAAAACGTTTTTGTCAATTAGTAATACTATGACTAATTATATTAGTATGATAGAAAGTATTTTAAGTATAAATAGTCCAGCTAATCGTTCAATAGAAGCAGTTTTAAGCATTGTGCACGTAGCTGAAACAGTAAAAGGAATTTTACAAAATTTAGGTGCAATTGATATCGATGCGGCTATTGAAGATTACAATGGTGGTAATAATGTTGCTTCATCTGCTATCACAATCAACGGTGGCGCTGTTAATGTGACCGTGAATATGAATGTCACAATGGATGCAATGAAATTAGCAGGTCAGCTTGTAATTGCTGGAACTGTTGAGCCAACAGCAGACTTTAATTCATATTTAGCAAATCATGAACAGAAAAGAGTATTTGATTGGACACACGGAAACAACGGAAAAGCATATTATGATTATAACGGTATAAAATACATTGGGGGCGTTAGGCAGCCATGACAACTAATATAGTTAATTTACTTATGAATTCCAGCATTTATAAAAAGATGCTGGAGCAAGTTCCAGAAGATGAGCGTGATCAGGCTTTAAAAGAATTAGCTGAAGAAGTTGAGCCTCTTGGTGCTATTCTTTTATCAACTCCTGGAGCAATGGATATCTTCACTTCAATGTTGTCTAATCAAGAGGATGTTGAGGCCAAAAATGAACCTCAGCCTGCCCGACGGCCTCCAAGGAGATTTTGATGTCAAGCACAAGAATTGCTCCACCATATCCAACATTTGAAGATGTCGATGGAGACGGCAACGTTAATTTTCAAAATGATGATATCACTGATAGAAATAAACAAGTTCTTAGATCATATTTGTCTGATCTAACACTTGGAAGAAATCCTGATGAAAGTGATGCTGTAATTGAATACAATGGACAATTGCCTCCAAATCATGCAAACCCTTATCCATTAACTCCTATTGAGTCTCCACAGCCAGTTTATACTGATCAAGTCGGTCTGCAAGAAGCAGTTGATCTGAGTAATCAACCTTCAGAATTATTTGGAGATACAAATAGAATAGTTCATACTGGACCTCTGGGTGAAGCATCTTCTGAGGCAGCTGGAACAGGTCATGAATTTCTCCCAGGTGTAATTGGATCTGAGCTAAGAGATGGCCCAGTCAGAACCAGTAATCCTGAAGCCAAAAGATATGTAGAAACATTAGGGTCAAGTCTTAAGAAGAAAAATTTATATGTTGGTACTTTAAAAGTTAGTGATGCAGATGGAAATAATCCTATTTCAGTGGTTGAAAGTAATGAATTTTCTGGAGAAAATATTAGGGATGTTTCTTCATCACAGCGTGTGAATTTAGGAAATACACTTGAAGGAACTCTAAGTCATAGCTTTGATGCCGCTGACGCTAAGTTTATTAAAGAAGCAAATTTGAAAAAAGTTGCAGTCCAATTAATGGAAGCTGCAATGGGCAACAAAGAAGTCCAAGCCGGCAAAAAGCGTATTAAGAATTCTAATTCAAATATTAGAGCTGCAAACTCTACAGGATTTGAAAAGTTTAATAGAACAACTCTTGGTCTGGGCCAAGATGCAATTGACTCAGGCGAGTCAGATAATGGCTCTAATTACACAGACGTTTCGTGGGGAAATTATTTTTCACCAAATAAACAATACACAGGTTCTGAAACAGCCAAAGGGGCATTTCTTTTAACTGCAAATTTTTTAGCAATTATTCTTGCCGTTGCGGCCGTGATTGGTGTATTTGCATTAAAAAGTGAAAACAAAGATAGAGTTCCAACTGAAATTGATTACAAGGATCAAACTGCTCTTTATAGAAAACTTGCAATGGGCGAATTCAAATTTCAGCCAATTAACGGATTTGCAATTGGTTTGACAACAGTTCTTAAAGTTGCAAGTAGCATAACAGGTCTTGATATAAATAATCCTATTTATCGTCCTACAAATCCAACAGTAAATTATGGAGATTGCGTCGTCGCCGGATTTGCATCGTTTTTAGGTGTTTCATATGTTATAGATTTAAAACTTATTAAGTCTGCACTTGGTGGCTTGTTCATATTAAACTTTAACACATTTATCATACTTGCAGAAATTGTTGTAAGATATGCAACACTTTTGATTGATAATCCGCAACGCCAATATTATATGAACATATTCAGGTTATTGCAAAGAGATCGCGTACATTTATCACATCTTAAAGATAATGTGGGTGACGACGAAAAAATTGGTGACAAAATAGAGGCTGGTGCCGAATTTATTAGTGAATTATTTGATTCAAAGCTTTTTAAATTTGTTAATACTCTTGCAAAAATTGGTGACCTTGAATACACTCAAGCAATTGCTAGAAAATTTCGAGCAACAGATGTTGAAGTCTCGCCTGGTGTAGCTTATTCAGAAGGATTTGATTACTCAAAAGATGATTCTAAAGGTCTACAAACATTTTTAGCAAAAGGATTTGCGTCTCTTAGAGTGTCATCCAACAAATTGGCAGAGCGTAGAGGAGTGACTTGGGGTATTGCTGATTTACCATCACTTCATTTAATACCTGGTGGATCTGGACAAATTTATAAAGATCTCATTGGTGATAGTTCATATGCAAGAAAGAGATTGACATCCACCGAGCCTGGTGGGAAAAATAGATTTACGCCTGAACAAGTTTCTGCAATTGAAGATGTGTTAGACGCTGAATATATGCCATTTTATTTTCAAGATTTAAGAACAAATGAAATTGTGGCATTTCACGCATTTTTAGATGACCTTTCAGATAGTTATAGTGCAAACTTTAATAAGACATCAGGTTATGGTCGAGTAGATGATGTTCAAACATATAAAGACACAAAGCGTAGTGTAGGAATTACATTTCATCTTGTTGGAACAAATCCTTCTGATTTTGATTATATGTGGTGGCAAATCAATAAACTAACAACAATGGTTTATCCACAATGGTCACAAGGAAGAAAAATGCAAACATCAGATAGACTTAGTTTTTTGCAGCCATTTTCTCAAGTGATTACAGGATCTCCAATAGTGCGTGTGCGGTTAGGCGATGTGATCAGATCAAATTATTCAAGATTCAACTTGAAGAGATTGTTTGGCTGGCAAGATGCTGAACTTAAACAATCTGATGATACGACGGCGATTGAGTATTATCTTCCTGTTGGTGCAATTTTGAGTTTATATCCTGATGGATCTGGAGATCATGTTAAATTAACAGAAGAATATTCACTTGGGTTTAAAAAACCAAAAATATTCAAAGAGGGTTCATTTCAAGTTTTGTACTCTGATCCAGACAATCCTGGATACTCGCAATTGAAGTTTGCACAATCTGTTTTAATAAGACAAAGAAATACCAAATCCATAAGTCAAATCGCAAATGATTTTTATAAATATGAAAATAACACTATCATTAAATCATTTGAAGATTCACACGGTAAAGGCCTCGCTGCTGCTGTGACACAACTCAATTTTACTTGGGGCGTTGCAGACCATCCTTGGGGAACAGGAGGTGATGGTCCTGGAAATCGTGCTCCAAGATATTGCAAAGTGCAAATGAACTTTGATCCAATTCACGACATTGCTCCTGGAATTGACTCGGATGGATTTAATCGTGCTCCTATATATCCTGTTGGTGATATTGTTAATAGCATTGTTGAAGGCGGTGAAGATCAACCATACGGTGTTGGAACATTTAGTAATTCTGTGAGTGATGCAAGTAATAAAAAATCTCAAATTGTGTATAATATTGCAAACGAGCCAGGTTATTTTAAAAAATTTAGCTTGTAGGATGACTAATGCCTGTTAGTAGATATAGAAAAGACAACATCATTTTGAACCCAAAAAGGCTTGCCACTGCTGAAGCTGTGACAAGAATTAGAAATTCTATTGCTAATGGGACAATAACAACTTCTGAGCTCACACTGTCTGAAGGCCAGCGTCTTGATCACCTGGCCGGCAAATATTATGGTGATGGCAGATATTGGTGGGTAATTGCAATTGCAAGTGGAATTGGGTGGGGACTTCAAGTTCCACCTGGAACAAGAATACTTATTCCAAATGATTTAAATTCCCTCCTTGAGGTAGCATAATGCCTCGCTCACCGGCCCTTACTAAATCTACAAATGAGCTTGCTGAATATTTTGGAGCAACAACTGATGCAACATTCATTGACAAAACATGGGCTATAAAAAAATTTGCAAAAGATACTAACAGAAACCTAATAGCTAGTGGTAGCGCAAATAAAGATCAATTAGATTACTATAGAGGTGTTGAAACCGCCGCCAATTTAGTTTCAGGTATTAGTCACGCTGAAAATATTTCAAATTTAGTGAATGGTTCTTTGTCATTTACTGAATTTGAAATAGCAAATCATGATAATACTAGTTACAAAGATCAGTTTAAGTTTTATAAAATAAATGCCACCGCCGAAGGCCCCCAACAAATAACAGAAATAACACCATCACCACCCTGGAATCAAAAAGATGATGTAATTTATGCAATCAATGTTTTCAATCCTTATCTCGGGCCTATGACTCGCGATACTGGTGCTATAGAAGTATTTGCAAATGCAATGCCAACAATCGAGTTGTCAAAGTGTGTTCCATATTTATCAATTGATGTTATTAGCCTATATAAAACTGAAAAGACTGCTCCACCTATGAGCTTAATTGGATTTTTAAATCCAAGTGGTTTAAGTAGTGTTGATATTTCAATGATAAATGGCCAAAAAGAAAAAGTTTCATCAGAGCAGATGAATCTTGGTGACGGCTACAGAGCTGGTATGGAATTATTTTTAATGCCACAAACTCTTTCATCAATAGGAAATAATGGTGAAAGATTTGTGCCAGTGATTGACAATATGAGACCACTTATGTCACTTAAAAATCTTAGTATGAGCACTAAGATGCAAGGTGGAACAATATTATTTACATCAGGGCGTCTTGAGCTTGTTCTTCATGACAGATCAAGATTACGTGACATTGCACCGTTTGTCAGACTAGATCTTTATGGAACAACATTTTTAGATATTTCTTATGGATGGTCTCACCCAAATGGTGATATCAATTCTAATAATTCTTTTGGAAAATTTTTAAATTCATTAAAAGTTGAAAGACGTTATAGAATTTCAAATTCTACTTTTGCATTTGAAGAAGGTGGTCAAGTCAATATAACATTGTCTATTCAAACCGTTGGATCAATTGATCTTCTTTATCTTCCTGTAAGAAACATACCATCAATAGGTCAACTTACACAAACGTTTGAAAAATTAATTCAAAAAATTAATGATATAAAAAGTAGAACTAATTTACCAATTCCCGATATGAATCGATATGATTTTATAACAGGAATACAAGATAGATCTAGTTTATTAAAACTTGTTGGAGACGCAGATTTTAGAAAAAAAATAAATGATATAGAGAGTAAATCACCAGCGGATATAAAAGACATAATCGATGAAATGATTGGCACCCCTGGTGGCTCAACCGGTAGATTAGACACAGTTAAAAATGATGTCATCACGGGATATAAAACGATTTTAAATCGTTGTCCTGATTTTTTTACTCGTGACGAAAAGTCGATTTCAAGTGAGTTTAATGATAGACAATTTAACATAATGAAACAAATATATGATACAGCATCACCAAGCACAATTATTGATGAATACAAAAAGAAATTTGTTTCATATGGTGATATATTTTTGCAATACATCACAATCCCAATCAAAGAATCAAAATATTATGATGAAGTTCAAGTAATATTTTATCCATTTAACAGTTATGCTGGTCTTGTTCATGATCTGCCAATTAGTTGTTTTCCAATTGATAAAAATCGTTTTGAAAAAATGATTGGGAAAATGGCTGAATCAACACCAGAAATCACGGCAAGAATGTTATTAAATACAATCAATCAATGGTTCACAGGGTTTCTTGCTGATAAAAGTTATTTATTGGCTGATTCATATGATACAAGCAAAGATGATGTGACAGTAGAATATACAACAGCAGTTAAGGAAAATATAGAAACACACCCAGAAAGCATTCAAAAAAAACTTGAAGACAGATGCATTAGCGCAGGAATACCAGAAGCAAAACTTGTGCCTGGTAATGTTCAAATTCACGTTGAAGGATGTAAATTATATGATACTGCTGGAAATCCTATTGTTGATGGTGGAAAATCAAAAACATTAATTAAAATTCACGTTTACGATGCTGCATGTGATCCACACAACACATTAACTGATATTATAAAATCTGCAAAAGATAATGAACTTGATCTTTTTAGAATTCCAATATCTAATTACAATTCTTCACAAAATGGGGCTAATAAAGATTTAGCCATTGCGGCTATTAAATTAGGACTTGAAAGTGGAGCTTTTGAAGTTGTTGATTTATCATCAAACACTGTTTCGACTAATTTTGAAAATTTACAACAAGCTTTGATAAATCCAAATGTTTATATAAGAAATAAGCTTGATTTTGATAGTTTGAAAAAATTTATTTCAGCTGGGATGCCTACCATAACATATGGATCTTCAACATCAATTGTAACAAATGCAAGTTTATCATCTGATTCTAGTTCTGCACTATCAAATTTATTATTGCAACGTGCGTGGTCTGAGCCTGCAACAACATCAGCAGAAAATGTTGGAACAGGACCTCCAATGCAAGTAATGCCTGCTCAATTGAATATATCAACAATAGGATGTCCACTTTTTTATCCAATGCAACGTTTTTTTGTTGATTTTGGAACGGGAACGTCAATTGACAATGTGTATAACGTTATAAGTGTTGATGACAAAATAGGAAAAGATGGATTCACATCAGATGTTAAACTACAATATGGAGAAGGGTATGCAACTTATCGTAGTCTTGATCAAAATTTAAGAATGATGTCATTGTATATTCAAAAAGAAGCCAACACAGAAAGATCCATTCAAATCAAGTCTCCAACTCCTATCACGCGTTCTGCTCCAAGTATCGAATTTATGCATAATTGGTTGCATGAAATTCTTGTGAAAGCACTTGTTCCAGCTTATGAAACAAAAATTGAAGTTGAAGAAAGAATACGAGTCGAAGTTGAAAAAGTTCAAGCTAAAGTTGAAGCAAAAATTCAAGAAAAACTTGCTGATGCTCGAGCTAAAGCTGAAGCCCTGGCTGCTCCTATTATTAAAGCTGCTGAAACTGTTAAGAAAGTTGAAGAAGAAGTGCAATACAAAATTGAACAAGCACAATATTATGCAGCACAAATTGCATATTACACTGCACTTTTAGCATCAATACCGCAAATTGCAGCCCAGCTCGGCCCAGAGGCGGCTGCTGCTTTGACGGCCGAAGTGCAGGCCGCATTAGATGATGCAGAGGCCCAGGCAAAAAGAAATAAAGAAAATGAATGAAAAATCATCAACCTTACCTTAAAATAAGGTATGATTAGTCTTTCAAGAAAGTTTCTTTCATCAACAAAAAATTTTGTCTATTCTGATAAAGCTTCTTGGTCCAATGATATAGAAGCTTGGACTTTTGGTGATCAGCACTCTCAATGGAGTGCTGATGCTCTTTTTGAAACTATGCAAAAAGATATGCCAAGTGTCATTCCAAATGAATTCATTAAATCAATGTCAGGAATTTCTCGAGGAGCTGTTCCTTGGCCTCTTATTATTCCTCCATCAATTCTTTCTGAGCATGCCTCCGGACTCAATTCTGAAGTTGAGCTTCTTTTAGAAGAAATGGGTGAATATTCTAATATCTTGCAAAAGAGTAGAAAAACTCTTGCGGCTTTAAAGCCTTGCAAAATTGATGAATCAATTTATCAAATTGAGTTAAGATCAACTGCATCTGCAATTATTGAATCTTTTAAGCCAAACGAAGATTCATTTGCAAATACGCCCGTGTATTCTCACGCAACTTCAACGGGCCGTTTGACTGTTAAAGATGGCGCAAACATTCTGGGTCTCAAAAAAGCTCAGCGTAGAATTCTTCAAAGTCGATTCAATGGCGGCCAAATGATGTTAATTGACTTTGTTTCACTTGAACCACGAGTTCTTCGTCTCTTGTTAAAAGGCGAAGCTCCAAAAGACATTTACGAAAATATTTCTCATATTCTCGATGTTTCTCGCGACCAAGCAAAGAAAGCAACACTTCAATTGCTTTATGGATCGTCTATTAGTGCTGTGTCATCTGATGTAAAAGATCTTACACGAGAAAAAGTGAAAGAGATTGAAAAATATTTTGATATTCAAAAGTTGAAATCTAAACTATCTCATCAGCTTCATGATGATGGGTGTATCAAAAGTTGGTGGGGCCGCCCACTAAAAGAAGCTAATAATGAGCATCTTTTAATTTCTCATTACACACAATCTACTGCTGTTGATGTTGCCCTTCAAGGATTTTCACTTATTTTAGACAAAATCAATGATGCAAATCTTGATATTGTTCCTTGTTATGTAATTCACGATGCAATTATTCTTGATGTTTCTCCATCAAGCCTTGATGATTTAAAAGACATTGTAGATGACGGTGTCGATCTTGATATGGGTCATTTTGAACTTTCATATGGACCAGCATATTTAGATGAGGAGTAATAACAATGTCTGAAATAGCGATGAAAAGTCGTATAAGAGATCTTTATAAGCAAAAGTATTCTTGGTTTGGAGGCCGCCCAGGCTGGTTTCCAGACAAATATGTAAAAAGAGCTGATAGCATTAATCAAAATCTTGGGCTTGGATCTTTTCAAATTAGTGAAGCAACAAATCCTTTAGAAGATATTAGAGCAGCACTTGACATTGCAATTAAATCAAAATATTTAAATGGACTGTATGATACACCTCGATTTGCAAATAATGGAAAATCAATAGTAGTTGGCTTTGAAAAAGATCTATACACACATACCGATCTTGCTGTCAAAATGATTCAAATCGCTTTGGCTTGTGCTGATGTCAATGGAAAACTTGCGCTACCAAGTAGTTTGCAAGTTCAATTGACAAAAGGAGAACGAACATTAATAATTTTTATTGTTGGAACATGAACATTCATTAATCATTTTGTTTGTAAAATAGTGAATATCGTTCCATAATATTCATATGACAAATGAACAACAGCTTGAAAACATCGAAAAGAAATGGAACATTTTTAATGATCTTATTGATCATCTTGATGATGATCGCAAAGCTTCTGTCAAGTCACTTGTTGAGTTTTTTGGAACTCGATTGGCAATGTGTCCTGCCGATCCTCGGCATGATGCGCCCGGCAGCTATCATGGTGGTCTTGTTGCGCAAGCTATTCTCTTAACAAAGACAATGAAAAAGATGAAAGACACATTCAACTTTGATGATGTTGAAAATAGTTCTATCATCATGGTTGGGCTTTTTCATGAAATTGGAAAAGTAGGCTCACTTGAACATGAGTATTTTCTTCCTGAAACTGATAATTGGCGGCGAGATAAGCTTGGCGCTCGATTTAAGGTGAATGAAAATATTTCAAAGCTCACTGTCCAAGAGAGGACCTTATTTCTTCTCCAACATTTTGGAGTTCAATTAACTGAAGATGAGTTTTTGGCAATTCGAGGTCCAGTAAAAAATCATGACTGGATCGAAAATCGTCTTGCTCCCACCTACGAACCAAGGATTTCAGTCTTGCTTCGGGCAGCTCGTGATCTTTATGTTAGAGCAATTATTAATCCCAAATAATAATTTGCTGTATATTTAGTAATATCAGGAGTAAAAATGTCTAAAATAAACCTTAAAGAATCAAACTTGAGGCTAATAATCATTGAAGCTCTTGATGAAATTGCTGCTGAAGCTGCTATGACTGATGAGGAACAAGAGCTTGATGAATTTTCTGGTGCTGCGGGCGGAGCAGTTGCTGGTTATACACTTCCTCTTGGAATGAGACCAAACGGTCCTAGAGCAGCAAAAAACAAAAGCAAAAAAAATTGAAAAAATAATAAACGAATATTATGATTTCCATACGTTCCGCTAAGGGGCGTATGGACAAAACAAGTGAAGGGAAGATAGTATCAAAACTTCACTATTAACAACAACAAACACAAAACAAAAACAAACAAGGTAAAAAATAAATAACATGGCAATCGATCTTAATGCAATTCGTCGTAAGCTTGGTGAGCTCTCTGGTAAGAATAACAAGCGTGATCAGCAGTGGAAGCCTGAAGAGGGGAAGGAATACACTGTTCGATTGATTTCTTTCTCTAACAATGATGGTCTTCCTTTTAAGGATCGCTATTACTACTGGAATATTGGTAAGGCCGGCATTCTTTCTCCTCACCAGTTTGGTAAGCCTGATCCCATTCGTGAGCTTCGCAACAAGCTTTATGAGGAGGGCACCGAGACCAGCAAGGAGATCGCTAAGAAGCTTTCTCCCAAGTTGCGCATTTTCGCTCCTGTGATTGTTCGTGGTGAAGAGGATAAGGGCGTTCGTATTTGGTCCTTTGGTAAGATGGTCTATCAGTCTCTTCTGGAGCTCATCACTAATGAGGATTATGGTGACATCACCGATCCTGTTGAGGGCCGCGATATTAAGGTCCAGATGATTAAGCTTCCTGGCAAGCAGTATGCTGATACTAAGGTCACTGCTCGAGTGAAGACTGAGCCTCTCAGCCGCGATCCTAATCTTGCCAAGAAATGGTTGGATTCGATTCCTACTGTTGATGAGGCTTCCGACCTGAAGTCTTATGAAGAGATCGAAAAGGTTGTGAATGATTGGCTCATGGGTGGTAATGAAACTGATTCTACTGGAACTACTCGTGGTGACCAGCAGACTGGGACCTCCACCACTTCAGCAAACGCTGCTAAGGATCGCCTGGCAGCCTTTGATGATGATGACGATACTGGATTCTCTACTGCATCTAAGCCCGCTGCTGCCCCGGCTCGAAAGCCTGCCCGGAAGTCTTCTGCTGAGCAGGATTTGAATGATGCTTTTGCTGATCTTGAGCGAGACGGTCACTGATTCTCAATAAAGATTAAATGAGGCAGAGAGTAAAATCTCTGCCTTTTTTGTAATTTGTCACAACATAATCTAAAATAAACACAGGAGAAAAAATGGCTAAAAAAGATACTTCACAGCAAAAAGCTCAAGTTGATGATTTCACAAATGATTTAATTACATCTCTTAACAAAGATCACGGCTCTAGAATTGCATACAATCTCTCTGTAGATACTTCTCCTACACATGTTAAGCGTTGGATTTCAACTGGTTCTAAACAGCTTGATTTGATTGTTTCAAATCGAACCAAGGGCGGACTGCCTGAAGGTCGAATTGTTGAAATTTTTGGTCCGCCTTCAATTGGTAAGTCACATATTGCAACTCAAATTGCAAAAAGCACTCAAGCTTTGGGTGGCATTGTAGTTTATATTGACACTGAAAATGCCACCTCTGTTGAAAACTTGGCCGCTTTAGGTGTTGATGTTTCAAAGCGATTTGTGTATGTTGATACTCACTGCACAGAAGAGGTTCTTGAAACTGCTGAAAAGACAATCTTAAAGGCAAAAGCAATGGCAAAAGATATCCCAGTGACAATTATTTGGGACTCTGTCGCCGCAACTTCTCCAAAAGCTGAGCTTGAGGGTGCATATGATAAAGACACCATTGGTCTTCAGGCCCGCGCTATTTCAAAGGGCATGCGAAAGATCACTGGTATCATTGGTGATCAAAATGTGTTGTTTGTTATTCTGAATCAGATCAGAACAAAGATTGGTGTTATGTATGGTGACCCAACTACTACTCCGGGTGGTATGGCAATTCCATTTCACGCATCTGTTAGATTGAAGCTGGGCGCTGGCCAACAAATTCAAAATAAAGATGGTGATGTGATTGGAATCAATGTGTCTGCAAAGACAATTAAAAACAAAGTCGCTCCACCCTTTAGAAAGGCTGATTTTAGAATCATCTTTGGAAAGGGAATTGAAGAGCATGAAGAGGTGTTTGATCTTCTTCGTGAATATGGTCCTGACTCCGTGAATGATCATCTTGTTTCTCTTGAAGGCACTGGCGCTTGGAAGACACTCAAGGTCACTTCTGAAACTGGCGAAGTCATCATTGAAAAGAAGTTTTATAAGCCTGATTTTGGAGCAGTGTGGGCAAACCCTGAGTATAAGTCGTGGATTGATGGTCTTCTTGATGTTGCTATGATTAAGACTAACATTAGTTTTAGTGATGTCGATATTGATCACGATTCATACACTGAAATGAAGGCACTTTCTGATGAAATCGGAAATGTGAATGAATCTATTAGCGCTTAATTGAAAATTTTTGATTTTCTTGATTATTATTCTCTATGGATACTAATCAAGAAAAAATTGAACGCATCAAGCCCATTCTACTTGTAGATGGGCTTAATGTTTTTACAAGACATTTTTGCGCAAATCCTACAATGAGCTCAAACGGGCTTGCAGTGGGCGGAATTGTAGGATTTTTAAATGATCTTTCTAATAAAGTTGATATGATTGATCCTTATCGAGTTATTGTTATATGGGAAGGTGGTGGCTCACCCCGCCGCCGGCAACTATTTTCAGAGTATAAATCAAAGCGCAAGCCTCAAAAATTGAATAGATACTATGAAGGCGATATTCCAGATACAATTGGTAATAGAAACTGGCAAATATCAACGCTTGTTCAAATTATGAAAAATTTGCCTATTCAACAATCATACATTACTGACTGTGAAGCTGACGATGTGATTGGTTATATTGCAAAATATAAATTCAATGATAGACCATGCGTCATTATGTCATCTGATAAAGATTACTATCAACTATTAAATGACAGAGTCAAAATTTGGAGTCCAACATCTAAATCTTTTGTGAAAGAGTGTGATGTTATTGACAGGTTTGGTTGTAATGTTGCAAACTACATTACGGCAAGGTGCTTTGTGGGTGATCCGGCCGATGGCATTTCAGGTGCCGAAGGAGCTGGGTGGAAAACAATGGCAAAGCGCTTTCCCGAAATTGCTAGTGAAACTAAACTAATGCCTGAAGACATCATTGCTCGTGCCCAAGAGTTGAAAGAAAGTTCAAAAATAAAGTTGTATGATAATATCATTCAATTTGCAGAGATGGCTCAGCTAAATTGGAAGCTTATGACTTTAGATATGAATATGATTTCAGGAACTCAAATAGGAAAAATTGAATCATCAATTGATATGTTCAAACCTGAGTCAAACAAACTTGAATTCATCAGGTCTTTAAACAAGGCGTCGATCATTAATTTCGATAGAGACAGCGTCTATGTTCAGCTAACGGCCGGACTAAAGAATATTTAGTAAAAATATGAAAATGCAAAACGACATACCGGCAGGTAAAATAAACTAGTTAGGTAATGGCATGCAAAAATGGAGTGTGCATGAGTGAAGATGTGTCTGTTGCTCTTTTTAAATCGTACGGCAAGAAGTTTCAAGAGCAAATTTTCCAAGGTTTGCTGACTGATCACACATGGGCGACACAAATGGTCGAGGTGATGAGTCCAGCATACTTTGATCTCAAGTATTTGTCGTTTTTGACTGACAGATACTTTAAGCATTACAACAAATATAAAACTTTTCCAACAATGCAACTCTTGATCTCTATTATCAAAGAGGATTTGCAACAAGGCCCTGATGCTATTCTAAAAGATCAAATCGTAGATTATTTGCATCGGGTGAGGGCCAATCCTGATCCTGGTGATCTTCCTTATGTGAAAGAAAAGTCTCTTGATTTTTGTCGACGCCAGGCTTTTCGTGAAGCCCTTGAAAAGGCTGTTGAGATGGTTGCAACCGATAAGTTTGAATCGGTTGTCGATTTGATGAAGAAAGCTGTTTCAGTTGGTATGGAAAATACAACTGGTCATGACTTCTTTGAAGATGCTGAGGCTCGATTCGTTAAAATCAATCGTAATCCTTGTCCGACTGGACTGGAAGTTCTTGATGGAAAAGACATTTTGCGCGGCGGGCTTGGCCGAGGTGAGCTTGGCGTTGTTGTAGCTCCTACTGGTGTTGGTAAGTCGCATTGGCTGACAGCAATGGGCGCTCATGCATTAAAAATGGGCAAGAATGTTGTCCATTATACATTTGAGCTCACTGAAACTGCCGTTGGGCTTCGTTATGATTCAAATCTTTGCTCGATTCCATCAAACGATGTTCCTGATATGAAGGATGATGTTTTAAAGACATACGAGACAATGGATCTTGGTCGTCTAATCATTAAAGAATATCCAACTGGAACAGCGACTGTTCAAACAATTAGAAATCATATTGAAAAGCTTGGTCTAAAAGGCTTCAAGCCTAATGTTGTAATCATTGACTACGCCGATATTATGCGTTCTTCTAGAACTTTTGATTCTCTTCGTCATGAATTGAAACTTGTTTATGAAGAGCTTCGTAATCTAGCTATGGAAATGAATTTGCCAATTTGGACTGCTTCTCAAGCAAACCGCGAAGCTTCTGGAGCCGAGGTCGTTGGACTTGAGAACATGAGCGAAGCCTATGGAAAGGCAATGGTTGCCGATGTTGTTGTTTCACTCTCTAGAAAGCCATCTGAAAAAGCTGATGGTTCGGGCCGACTTTTTGTAGCAAAAAATCGCGCAGGCAAAGATGGCATCTTATTTCCTATTCACATTGACACTTCTCAGTCTAAAATCACTATTCTAGATGAAAATAGTTTGACTCTGTCTGAAACAGTGTCAAATGATAGACGCGACGAAAAGAAGCTCCTTCGAAAGAAGTGGCTGGAAGTTACAGGCAACAAAAAGGAAGAATAATGTCTTACAAGAAAAGCGAAGTTAAGAAGATTGCACTTGAGTACTTTGACGGTGATGATCTTGCCCCTGATGTCTTTGCAAAGTATGCTTTGCAAAATCATGACGGAGATTATCTAGAGGCAAGCCCTGATCAAATGCATCGCCGCTTGGCACGAGAGTTCAATCGCATTGAAATGAAGTATAAAAACCCACTAAGTGAAGATGAAATTTTTAATTTGCTAAGTCGGTTTGAAAATATTATCCCTCAAGGCTCTCCGATGTCTGGAATTGGGAATCCACTTCAGCTTCAATCTCTTTCAAATTGTTTTGTTATTGATCCTCCACATGATTCTTATTCGGGAATTCTTTTTACTGATCAAGAGCAAGTTCAAATTATGAAGCGTCGTGGTGGAGTTGGCCACGACATCACCAACATTCGCCCAAAGGGAATGCCAACTTCTAATGCCGCCAAGACCACTGATGGAATTGGTGTCTTTATGGAAAGATTCTCTAATTCTACTCGTGAAGTTGCTCAAGGCGGCCGGCGTGGTGCATTGATGATGACAATCGACTGTCGTCATCCCGAGATTGAGACTTTCATTAACATTAAGCGTGACCTAAAGAAGGTTACCGGTGCAAACCTGTCAGTTCGATGGACTGATGAGTTTATGAAAGCTGTTAGAGATGGATCTGATTTTTGTCTTCACTGGCCTGTTGGATCAAGCAATCCCGAAATTAAAAATGTTGTTAATGCTCGACAAGTTTGGGACAAGTTCATTGATGCAACTCATGCTTCGGCTGAGCCCGGCGCTCTATTTTGGGATACACTGATCAATAATAGCATTGCTGATTGCTATAGTGATGTTGGTTATAAGACCATTTCTACAAATCCGTGCGGTGAGCTTCCTCTTCCTCCATATGATTCTTGTAGATTGATGGTTGTTAATCTTACATCTTTTGTTTTGAATCCATTCACTGATAAATCAAAATTTGATTTTAATCGTTTTGGTGATGTTGTCCTGAAAGCTCAGCGGTTGATGGACGACTTGATCGATTTAGAAATTGAAAGTGTTGATAATATTATTGCAAAGATTACAAACGATCCAGAGCCCCTGTCTGTTAGACGCGTTGAAATTGATCTTTGGCATAAGATTAGAAATACTTGTTTAAATGGTCGTCGAACTGGTCTTGGCATCACTGGTCTTGGTGACGCTTTGGCAGCTCTTGGAATGAAATATGGTGCCAGCGACTCTATTGATATGACTGAAGCCATTTATCAGCATCTTGCGATGTGGTCACATATTTCATCTGTGAAAATGGCTGAGGAGCGCGGCGCATTTCCTGTCTTTGACTGGAACAAAGAGAAAGATCATGTTTATTTGAATAAGATTATGGACGCCGCCGTAAATGTCTATCCTGACATCAAAAATATGTGGAAGACAACGGGTCGTAGAAATATTGCAAATACAACTACCGCTCCTGTGGGATCTGTTTCTTGTCTTACTCGTACAACCTCTGGCATTGAGCCTGCATTCCTTTTGTCTTATAAGCGTCGCCGTAAGATTACACAAGGTGATTTAGAATCTCGTGTTGATTTTGTTGATGCTATGGGAGATAAGTGGCAGGAATACATTGTCTATCATCACTGGTTTAAGAAATGGATGGAAGTTTCTGGTAAAACCAATGTAGAAGAGAGTCCATATTGGCAAGCAACAGCCAATGATATTAACTGGGAAGATTCTGTCAAGATTCAGGCCGCCGCTCAGCGTTGGGTTGATCACTCTATTTCTAAGACTTGTAATCTACCAAATAGCGCCTCAAAAGAGCTTGTTCATGAAATTTATATGAAGGCTTGGTCTCTTGGTTGCAAGGGATTCACAATTTATCGTGATGGTTGTCGTGACGGCGTTCTTGTTAATGATGTTCCCGCTCCCGAAATGAAGAAAGACGAAGAGACAAGATCTTCTCCTAAGAGACCGAAGTCTCTTCCTTGTGATATTCATCGTGCAAGTATTAGAAATGGTAATGTGACTGAATCTTGGCTTGTTTTGGTTGGTCTTAATGATGGAAAGCCATATGAGGTATTTTGCGGAATGCCTGAGTTAATTGAGTTTCCAAAGAAGTACAAGTCTGGATCTATCACAAAGAATGGCAAGCGTAATGGAGTCACAACTTATAATTTGCTTGTTCCTGTAGGCGACGGTGAAAATCTTGTTTTCAAAGACATCACCGATTTGTTCAACAACCCAACAGAAGGCGCATTCACTAGAACAATTTCGCTCGCTCTACGGCATGATGTGCCATTGCATTATGTGGTCGAACAGTTGCAAAAAGATAAAAATAGCGATATATTTTCATATGCCCGGGTTATTTCACGGGTATTAAAAGGGTACATCAAGGATGGGACCAAAACGACTGGGAATAAATGTACAAACTGCGGCAGTGGGGACCTTGTCTACCAAGAAGGTTGTCTCTCATGCAAGAGCTGCGGTCACGCTAAGTGCGGATAACAGCAATCCTAGAAATAATTCTAAGGTTGCTGAAGAGCTAGAAATCAACTTTGACACAACGGAGTATGCAGTGAATTTTATTGCTGAAGTTTCTAATCATATCAAGTCGATTGAGCTGAAGGTTGATCCAATCATCATTCGCGTGAATGAATTTACTGAAGAGTCTGCTAAGGAGTTTACTGACGCAATGAGCCGGGCCCAGAACACCGGCCAGGGTGTCATTCCTATTGTTATTGATAGTTATGGTGGCCAGGTTTATTCTCTTATGGCTATGATTGGTGCAATCAAGGCTTCTCGTCTTCCTGTTGCAACGATTGTTGAAGGTAAGGCAATGAGTTGTGGTGCCATTCTCTTCAGCTTTGGTGCTAAGGGAATGCGGTACATGGATCCTGACGCTACTCTTATGATTCATGATGTTTCTTCTTCGGCTTATGGAAAGGTCGATGAGTTGAAGGTTAGTGTTCGTGAAGCCGAGCGCCTGAATGAAAAGGTGTATAAGATGATGGCGCGCAATTGTGATAAGGATGAAAATTATTTTCTTGAGCTTGTTCATCAAAAGGGTCATGCTGATTGGTTTCTTGATGCTAACGAGTGTGTGACTCATAATCTTGCAAATCATTTGAAGATTCCAACTCTTACTTGTAAGGTTGATCTGAACTTTAAGCTGGAGTAAAATTGTCTAATAGAGCTATGAAACTTGTAATATGGAGAATGATTTCAATTATTACAAGTATCATGCTGAATGGATTGATTACCGGGAGCTGGAATATGGCTCTCGGTATTGTTATTTTCAATAGTGTTATTTTGACATTTGGACAAGCAATTTTTGAATCACAGTGGGAGAAGCGGTTTGGAACAAGAAATTAGTCATTCAAATAAAGTTGAGCTTGTAGGATGGTATGGATCTGATGAAATTCATGCGCTCTCTGCTTGGACATCTACTTCAAGAGATCTTGATGAAGAGAAGCGCGGTCGTATCCCACAGCTCTTGAAGATGCTTGCTGAACAAGGTCATCACACTCCTTTTGAAAAGAGTTCTCTCCATTTTCTTGTGACTGTAGATTGCGCTACACATATTCACCTTTTGAAGCACCGAATTGGTGTGTCAATCAATGGTGAGTCTGCTCGATATAAAGAATTGAAAGACGACAAGTTTTATGTTCCACGCGACTGGCCACTTGATGAGCAAGAGTCTTACATTACTTTTATGGAAGACGCAATTAAGAAATATCATGAATGTTTAGAGCGACTTGTTAAAGGAGGGATGAAGCGCAAGAGAGCTAAAGAAACTGCAAGATTTTATCTTCCTTATGGAAATCAAATCACAATGGATGTGATGTTTAATTGGCGCTCTTTTAGCCATTTTCTTGGTTTGAGGATGAAACCAGAAGCTCAGCTTGAGATTAGTAATCTTGCTGAAGAGATGTTAAGGCAAGTTGCAAAAATTGAAAATAAGCCATTTAAGCATACAATTCGAGCTTTTGGTTTAAATAATACACTGTACTAATCCTAATTAGGGTAGGAGATATCAACAGTGAGTATCAATTACCCTATTGCACATGAAAATTATGTGCCTGCATATCAAACATCAGCTACACCGTTTGTCACAGCTTCATCTGTGACAACAACATCTCAAGTAGCATTCCCATATGTCACAAAGTTCTTCACTATTCAAAATAGAAGTTCTCTTGAGCTCAGAGCAGGATTTACACTGTTGGGTGTTCAAGGAACAAATTATTTTGTAATCCCATCGGGTAGTCAAGTTAGTGGTGAATTTAAAGTAATAGATTTGTTTTTATCATCATCAACTGGTAATCAAATAGATTATGTTGTGCTTGCAGGTCTAACAGGAATTAAAGGTTCACAATTTACTACTCCAACAGGCTCCAATGGGTTTGGAGGTGTTGGATGAAAATTTCTGAAGCAAAATTAAGAAATTTAATTAGAAATATCCTTACTGAAATTTCTGATGTAAATCAAGCACCATTAACTCCTCTTCCTCAAGACACAATTAACGCCATTTTAAATTGGTCAAAAGAAAAAGTCAAAGAAAAAATTGATGACAAAGTTAAAGGATTTATACCAGATCAAGCAGCTTCCGCTGCTCTTTCTTCATTTGGTGTAAACTCAATGGGTAAATGGACGGCAGCTAAAACAGCTTATACTGCAGCCGGTGCGGCTGGTGGTGTAACAACACTTTCCGGAGCTGGAGCGGCAGCCACTGTTCTTTTGCCCGAAATATTGATTGCAATAACATCAAGAGAATTGGCAAAAGCATTTTATGAAGGCTATCAAGCGATAACAGCACAAATGGAGGCTGCTGACCCTAGAACAAAAACTGCGTTTAAAACAGCAATTGGACAAATTTTTGCTGCTGGAGTTCAAGCAGGTAAACAATCAAAGTGGTGGAATGATGAACAATCAAAAATTGCATTTGCAGCATACCAAAAATTTATTAATTTACAACAAATGAATAAGCAAGAAATTGCAGCAATCGCACTTGTTGATTCACATGTAAATGACACTATTTTTAGTAATGCCTTTAATAAAGCAAGAAGTGCTGAGTATGTTAATCTAACACAACTTGAAGTATTAATTGCGCAATATAGAACAATGATTAAAAATAATCAATTTCACATTATGCAACAAGCCAGTAGTTTAATGCAAAATGCAAAAAAACAAACTTAACATTATTTGAGGTGTGCTATACCTGAAGGCGCAGAGTGTAGAGTCGTTGCAGAAAGTCTTGCTCGTGTATTGACCAATAAGTCAATTGAAAATATTGAGATTTTATCTGGTCGTTATAGCAAAAAGCCGTTTGATGGCTTTCAACAACTTGTTGCAAGTTTGCCTAAACGAGTTGTTGGTGCCGGCTGTCACGGAAAGTTTATTTATATTCTTCTTGATGGCGGCGATTCATCAATTTGGAATACACTTGGTATGACGGGTGGATGGACAAATTCAATTACGCGACACACCAGGGTGGTTCTGACCCTCACTGGAGGTGAAAAGGTATATTATAATGACATTAGAAACTTTGGTACTCTAAAGTGGTCAGAGGGTCGTAAGGCCCTTGCAAAGAAATTGAAATCTTTAGGGCCGGATATGTTGGCAACTGATGTTTCTGATGATGATTTTCAAAATGCTTTGCTTGCATATCCAAAATTAACACTTGCTGAATCAATTATGGATCAAGGAATCATTTCAGGTGTCGGAAATTATGTAAAAGCTGAATCTTTGTGGAGAGCGTCATTGTCTCCTCATAGAATTGTTGATTCACTTTGTTTAGAAGAGTTTCAACTTTTGAATAGCAGCATTAAAGATGTTCTTCGTGAATCATTTGCATCACAAGGAGCCACGATCAAATCATATAAAAACTTCAACAATGAAGTTGGTAAGTTTGAAATGAAATGTTATGGCAGGGCGAATGATGCAAATGGTGAAATTGTAAAGAAAGAAGATACAAAAGACGGAAGAGCTACTTGGTGGGTTCCTACCCGACAGGTATAAAAAGACTAACAAACACATATAATCACAAAAGGAGAAACAAATGAAGTTAAAGCTATCTGATCAAGTAATTGCACGCATGGTTGATCTACTGCAGATTGCCATTTTGACTGGCACTGACATTGTTGATAATTTTAGAACTCTTACTCTTGTTCCTGAGGATGGGTTATTGATTATTCACCCTGATGATAATGCTGCTTTTGTTGAAGCTGTTAATAATCTTGCTGCAAAAGCTGCATCTCTTGAAAAGAGTGATTCGTATGAGCTTACCTGATAAGTTAGACGATATGTTCACACTCCGTAAGGAGTTTATGGACATGCTGAATGAGAAAATGGATGCATATCCTCCACTTCCTCTTGATCTAACTAACAAAAAGTCTCAAATTCTTCTTCGTGACATCACCTTAAAAGGTGTAGAAGAAATATTTGAAGCTCTTCAAGAATTAAAAAATGTAAAATCACATCGCCAAACTGATATTCCTCATTTTGATCGCGATGCTTTTCTTGAAGAAAATGTAGATGCTCTCAATTTTTTCTTCACAAGTTTAAGACTTGTAGGTGTCACCTCTGAAGAGCTTTATGATGCGTATGTAAAAAAGCATCAAAAGATTTGTCAGCGTTTGAATGATGGATATTGACATCAACTATGTCGTAAAGTGATAATAAATTAGCTTTACGACATATTTATGTCATAATGAATACTCCAGCAGTAGAAAAAAAGGAAGTTGATAAGAAAGATTTCCTTGTCATAAGGCACTCAAAGACCAAAGATATCGTTAAAGTCGTAGCACCTCACGAATTCCAGGTCGGATTTGACAATTATGGACCTACTAATTTATCTGTGAATGGCGACCAGCTAATTGCTGGTAGCCTTTCTATAATGAATGGGTGTCGTGGATCTTTAAAATTACCAGGTCCTAATCGTGAATTGGCTGTTAAGCCCGGCCCTGGAGTTCGTGTCGTTGATAATCACAATGACACAATTAGTTTAGCTGTTGATGAAAATTATATAAGAAATCTTGATCTTGATATAAGAGTAGAGACCGCGTTGAGTGGAGGTCTCCTCAGTTCAATGGTCAATAATTCTCTCATTTTAAGTCTTGATAGAACAAATATTGCGCATTTAACAGGTTCAACATTTACAGGGCCTGTCATTGCAACATCTGGACTTAGCGGATCATTATTAACTCTTGCTGACGGCATAACATCATATTTGAAAGCCGGCTCTGGCATTCTTATAACAACAAGTTCAATAGGTCAAGTTGAAATATCAATTGATCCTAATCTTCAAATAGGAACATCATCTCAAGTTGGCACTGAGCTTGTAATGAATGCAAATCTTATTGGAGCTTTAGACGGCATTAATAAAGACTTTTTGTTAGAAAGTACTCCTGTAAATAATTCTTTCATGTTATGGCTAAATGGTCAGCTACTTACGCGTAATGAAGATTACACTCTCACTGGTAATAGTGTAAGTCTTTTAACATTACCACCAAATGAAGATGATATTTTAAAAGCTCTATATAGCAAAAGTGTTATGGCAAAATATTATGCTATAAATCTTGAACCAACTATTACTAACATTGGTGAATCTTCTACTGAAATATCATTAGATCATGAGCCTGATCCTATAACTTCTTTAATGTTTTTTCTTAACGGGCAGCTTCTTACGCAAGGAGGCAATGAAGACTATAGCCTGCTTGGAAAGAATATTTCATTGGCAAGAAAATTAATTGAAGATGATATCATTAGAGTTACTTATTGTTACTCTATTTAAAATAAGTTTGTAAATATCATTTCATCAAAATAGTTAGCATCGAGTGGAGAAAGCATATGGTAGAATATGTGACATCAGACATCGCACTCGCGGCGTACCTTATGATGAAGGGGGTGAAGCTTAACTCCGCTAATCGTCAAGGTAATAAATTTATTTTTTCATTCGATGATAAAAATAATTCAGCAAATTCACTTTCTATAGAATATATAGCTTCAGATTTCTCAAAGTTTGATGCAGCAATGCGCCAGTTGAAGAGAATTCTTTATAGAAATTAATTTCTGTCCTTGTCCAAGTTTGGACTTATGTCCAGTAAGTAGTCCAAGTAATCCATCAATAAGTTATTGATGGGCTAAAACTTAATGATAAGGAAAAAATATCATGGCACGCACACAGATGAGACTTGACGCCATTACTGGCTCGATGGTCGATCTTAAGCCAGCTAACGTCGCACAGGGCGTTGCTGCTGCATCATTCGCTGCTGCTGACCTCAAGGATGTCCTTGCTGGTTACGCACAGGCAATCACCAACATTCACGGTAACGCTGAGTTCACCAATCAGGTTCCAGGTCGCTTTGAGCACGCAACTGCTCAATTCACCGGCAGCATTGAGTCGACCTCACACATCTCCGCATCGATGAACATGAAGGCCGGCGGCGGTCTTGAAGTTGCTGGTCTTTCAGACCTTCACGGCAATGTCCACATGTTTTCGAACGCCCAGGTGGATGGTCTTTCAGGCGGAAACGGCTCGCTCGTTTATCGCGATGCTTCTAAGGTTCTGACAGCAAATGCCAGCCTGAAGTTCAATGGAACAGACCTGCTTGCTCCATCTGCAATGATTGCCGATCTTACATCAGATCGCATTGTCTTTGCAGGCCTCAGCGGCTCACTTGTTGATAGCGACAAGCTGACATTCAACGGTTCGGACCTCATTGCTGCTTCGGCTCAGGTTTCTGACCTTACAGCAACCCGCGTGGTTTACGCTGGCGCTTCTGGCGCTCTCGTTGACAGCGCCAACATGACATTCGACGGCACAGACCTCACAGTCGCATCGGCAAAGGTCTCTGACCTCACCGACGGCCGTGTTGTTTATGCTGGTGCTTCTGGCGCCCTGGTCGATAGCTCAGAGATGACATTCGGAGCTGGTGGTCTTACCCTGGCTAAGGATCTGTCGGCCCGCAGCGGTTCTTACTCTGGTGATGTTACCATCTCTGGTAACCTCAATGTCATGGGTGCAACAACCACAATTGACACCCAGAACCTGCTTGTCAAGGATGCTAAGATTGTTGTTTCAAGCGGCGGAATCGTTGATGGCGCAGGTCTTTACCTTGCCGATGATTCAGCTGGTGAGAACATCCGTTGGGCAACAGCCGACGGCGGAAAGTGGATTGCATCGGACAAGTTCGCTGCAGACACCCTCCAGGCTCTTGACCTCTCTGAGGCAATTGTCTATGCTGACGCTTCCGGCAATCTCGTTGAGATCACCGCAACTCAGTTTGCTGGCTACCTGAGCGCAGGCTTCGGTATCAGCTCGGTCACAACTGGAACAATCGTTGCTACCGAATACACACCAGGAACCGGTATGCACAAGGCTGGTTTTGAGTTCTCGATTGGCCAGCCAGTTGAGACAACTTCGGTTGTGACATTTGCAGCTGTGACAGGCAGCAATCTGACAGCAGCCCGCCTGATGGCTTCCGATGCCAACAAGGTGATGGTCTCTGCAGATCTCGCAGCTTGGGTTGCTGGAACAGCTAACCAGATCACCGTGACAGATGACCTTGATGGTTCTATCACCCTCAGCCTGCCACAGAACATCGACACCAACGCTGATGTTGAGTTCGACACCCTCAAGCTCGGTGACTACGCAGCCGATGCTGGTAAGGCCTATATGGTCGGCACCAGCGGCTCGATTGTTCCAGCTGCTTGGGACCAGTTCGTCTCAATTGAAGCCAACGTTGGTCTTGAACTCATCCAGGATGGATTCAAGGCTCAGATTGGTCTTGCACAGGACATCCGCACCTCGGCTTCTCCTGAGTTTGCAGCCCTGAATCTCGGAAGCTACGGCGACCTTCTTGCTTCAGGCTCGGACTTCAAGATCCAGGCTGCTGCTGACCTCTTCCTCGTCGACGCCCAGGGCGGCTTCAAGCTGTCCGAGGTTGCTGGCGACTGGACCAGCTATGTTGCTAACTTCGGTAACGTTTCTCTCGTCGAGGCTCTTAACAGCCTTGCCGGTGGATCGGTTGCTGGAAAGGGCAAGTGGGTTAAGGCCATTGCAGCTGATGTTGCAAATGGTCAATACACCTTCATTGGCGACGATGCTCTTGTCGGCTCGTCAGCTCCAGCTCTCGGCGCTGCTCCAGAGCGCACCGAGATCTACCTGAACGGTCAGCTCATGGTTGCCGGCGCAGACTACACCGTCACTGGTGCAATGGTCGACTTCACCTTCGGTCTGAAGGCCGACGACGTTATCGTTGCAGTCATCCGCTAATTCAAGTCTCACATAAGTGAGTTGATGGGGACCTTTTGGTCCCCATCATTTTTTCTACTTTTGCTGAATATATTAGATTATGTCAATCGAAAACATAAAATCTAAAATTGAAGAATGCAATGACATTCAAAAGCATTTTGAAAGCATAAAATCCAAAGCTGAAATTGAGTTGCAACAAGCACTCTTTGAGCAGCAATTCATTCCTCGCTTAGGAATGATTAATTCGAAAGTTCAAGAAACAATGAGCATATTAAAAAATCCAAATGTTTCACCTGAAGATAAGATGAAAGCTCTTATAAAAGGAATGGAAATGATTGGAGAATTTACAAATATTGAAATTATGAAAATACCTCAAAAGAAATTGATAGCTGAAGAGAAAATTAAGACAATCACGGCAGTCGTATCAGAAATAAAGCAAAGATCTGATCAGCATGAAGCTAGAATCATTGCAATTGAGCGTGTTGCTGCGGGTGATGTAGACCCAAAGCGTCCAGAAAGAATAGCTGTTGTTAGAGAAGCAGAGAAGTTAAAAAAAGTGAAGCAATCAGATAATTAGATGTAGGAGAATATCATGAATCTACCTGAATTTGATTTTAGAACTCTTGCAATGACATTGGCTCTTGTTGTTCCTGTTGAATACACAGCCATTGCTCTTTCATCGTTTGTTTCAAAAATTGTTGTTGTTAATTTTTTGAGAGATCTTGGAACTTCAACACGCTCAAGAGAGACGAAAGCTGAGTGCGCAACTGTTGAAAAGCATGTTCAAGCTCGCTACAAGCAGTCTTTCCTTTGGCCTCTTGAAATATGGAAAGTCATTCGCGGTAATCGCTAATGTCAAGAGTATCATCATTAGCAAAGTCATTGCGTGAGTTGCGTCTTGATCATCAGGATATGCTTGAGCGTAAGTCTATGTTTGATCATGATGTTCATCGAGCAATAAACGCGCTGACTAAGCTTGATGATTTATCCAAAAAATCAAACTCTCAGCAAGTAAGAACATTAAATCCACCGCCCTCGCCGCCTGAAAGTATTCCAATTCCAGAAGAGTCTGAGTGTGAGAAAAAAGAAGAAGAATCAAATGATACTCAAAGTGATCGTCCAAGTTGGGCAAAAAAAGCGTATCGTAAAATTGCTCTTCTAACACATCCTGACAAAATTATGCAAGATCAAAGCACAACTGATGCTCAAAAAGATCGCTTACTTGTTCTTTATCGAGAAGCAACAAATGCTTATCAAGAAGGCAAATATGATTTATTAGCTGAGATTGCTGCAGAGCTTGATATTGATCTTGATCTTCCAGAAATTGAGCGAGAAATCGCTTTAGAAAAGAAGATTAAGTCTTTAAGAGATGAAATGCAATCTGTTATGAAGTCAGTCAGTTGGGTTTGGGGAAATTCATTTGGTGACATTGATTTGCGAGTGCGAGTTTTAAAAAGATGTTGTCAAATCATTAAAATGAATGCTCCTGATGATCTTACACTGGTGTCAATAGTGCGTGAACTTGAATCTCAGCCTGAATTTGATATTGTTGATAGATTGGGAGCTGTTCGTAGAATTAAATCCGGTGGTGACCGAAGAAAAGTTGGCACCCGCCCCGAGCGTTTAATCAAGCGCGGATAATTTTACTTCATAAGAATCAATCATATCATAACAATATGCACGGACAAACAATCATCAGCTTAGCTGAGTCTTTATTACAAAAACTTGCTGAAAATGATTCTATCATTATAGAAAAAAGAATTTCAAATTCTACTTTAGAAAACATTGTAAAAGAGCTAATGCCAGCTCTTACAAGTCTAAAAGCAGAAGTTGAATTACCAACCCCAGCCGAAGAGCGTCTCCAAAAAACATCTGGAGCTTTAGGAATGATTATCAATTCGCTTTCATCATCATTAAGAGCTTCACAAGATGAATTGATTAAACTTGAGGCAACACAAGATGGTATGAGACGAGCTTTGACCACAGTAAAAGATGTTGGTCAAAATATGATAAATATCAATAAAAATGATGATGAACGCATTGAAGAACCATAATTAAAAATCATGGAGCTTAAATGATTAGTTCATCAGCATTAAGAAGAATGATTATTGAAGAATATGAAAATATTAAAAGAGATGATGATTCTTTAATTGTGCAAACAGATCTTGATGAAGAAGAACTTGGTGGTGGATACAGCACTGAGTTTAATACAATACCTGAAACACGTTTTTTTTCGAAAAAAACAATAAGGTCTATTATTGAATCAGAAATTCAAAACTTAAATGAAGGATTCATTGAAAATACTGGTGCTAATCTAATCCACACTGCGGTCGATGGTGTTGCTGAATATGGAGAGACTATTGCAGTTGGTATTCCAACGGCTGGTGCTGGTGCACCAGCAGGTCTGGCCGCCGGAGTGGCCACTAAGACTGTTATTGATGGATTAATTGCGGCTAAGCATGTAAGTAATGCTGTAGCACTTTTTGAATTTTTGCAAAAAAATTTTAAAGTTGTAGGTGAAATATTTGTTCATGCAAGTAATCTAAAAAATTATGCAAACGATCTTGATAAATTTTATAAAGAAAATTTAAAAATTCTTAAAAAAGCAAATAAAGCATTTGGGAAATCGCTTGGGACAGGCGGGAAAAATTTTTTTACAGAAATGTCTGAAGCATTGGAAAAGACAATTAAAGAAAGTATCAACTCTATTGCAGAGTGCGTAAGACCATTAATTCCTGATACTGCCATTGCAGGTACTGTGGTGCAATTTATTAATGGATTTGGATCTTTGCTAAATGATAATTGTTTTACTGCTTTAAAATCTATTAGAACAATGTTAGGAAGCTATGTTGATTTCTTTTTTAATCCAGCAGTGATTGTATCTTATGTTGAAAAAGCAATACCTGCTGTAATTGAATTATTTGGTAAATTAGCTCAAAAAATTGAAGAGTCAGGAATAACAGGATTGGTTGTAATGGGTGCTTCAAAGTTTGTGGCACCAGCAGCTTTAAGAGAAGCTGCTAGTATTATTAAAAATCAAAAAGATAATATTCTGTCTGTAATTAAAACAACAGCCAGCATTATTATTCCATATTTCATCAGTTCAATTGCAACATATCAATCACTCATGAAAAAAGATTATTTAGAAAAAGATGAAGATACCGAAACACCACCAGAAGATAAAGCCCCTACTGAGAAAAATGCAACACAGGCTGAACCACCTGTGGGGCCAACAGCACCATCCTCAGCTTCAGCACCTGTTCCTGAGATTGCTGAAATGAGAAATGAAATTAATAGATTACAAAAGAAAATGCGACTTATAAGTGAAAGGAAAAATCGATCTCGGCGTAAGCAATTTCAATACACTTAAAAGTTGTAAATTACGATTCCGGAATTTATGCAAACCTCCGGTGCGGCATGTTATAATCAGGTGGTACAAGCAAGTACAATAACCCGTGATTAGGACATAACATGAGCACCGGAGGAAATGAGAATCCCGTGCAAGTGCCGAGCCGCTTCTTTGGGCTCCACTCGCACAGCGGATTCTCCTGAATAACCACGTTTGATGGACTTGGTTATCCGCAAGAGCATATTGATTTTTGTGTCGAGAATGGTCTTGATGGTTGGTCTATGACTGATCACGGCCATATGAATGGGTATGGTCATGCCTGGCTTCATGCTGACAAAATGAAGAAGGCCGGAAAGTCGTTCAAGTTTATTCCTGGTTGTGAGATGTATATCCACCCAGACTTGAATGCCTGGAAACAGGAACACTCTGAGTGGTCACAATTGAAGCGTGATCGAAAGAGTCATGCAAAGGCAAAGGAGCGCCCTGATAATGTCGTGACTCCTATTATTGCCGTGAATGATAGCAATGATGAGACAATTGGTATTGACACTGAGAATTCTGCTCTCACCATTGAGAATGAAGACGAGACAAAGTCGACAAAGCATTACAACCCAATCAATCGTCGTCATCATCTTGTTGTTCTTCCAAAGCATGATCGCGGACTAGAAAAGCTTTTTGGTCTTGTGTCTCGCGGATATATGGAAGGATACTACAAGTTTCCTCGTATTGACCTCAAGATGCTAAAGGAAGCGGCGGAAGGTGATAATTTTATCATCTCAACTGCTTGTGTTGGCGGCCCTCTTGCATTTGAGGTGTTTCGAGAACTGCAAGAGCATAGTTTTGATAATCTTGACAGTCGTTTACTAAATGATAAGTCAATGATGGATCGCGTTATCAATCGAATTGGTAGCGCCTATGAAGGTCTTGTCTGGGCGGTTGGGCAGAAAAATGTCCTTCTGGAGCTTCAGTTCAATAAGCTTTCAGCTCAGCATGTTGTGAATCGCGCAATCATCGAGTTTGCCAATAGAAATGGCTTACTCAATCAGCTTGTTGTCACTTGTGATAGTCATTATGCCCGTCCAGAACACTGGAAGGAGCGTGAAATCTATAAGAAGTTGGGCTGGTTGAATTATGCTGAGCTTTCGGCTGATTCTATTCCACAATCTCGTGACAAGTTGAAGGCTGAGCTCTATCCAAAGAATGCTAAGCAGGTTTGGGATGAGTTCATCATTTCTCGTGACTCTAATGAGTTTTATAAGGGTCAGGAAGACATTGTTAGACGTGCCATTGAGCGCACTTGGCATGTTGCCCATGAAGAAATTGGAAGTGTTGAGCCAGACCGCTCTGTAAAACTTCCGAGTTATGTTATTCCAAAGGACCAGACCGCTGATGGAGCTCTTATTTCGGCTGTGAAGGCTGGTCTTGTTGCAAAGGGATTGCATACTAATCGTGAATATATCGAGCGTGCAAAGTATGAAATTGAAGTAATCAAAGGTAAGAACTTTTCGTCTTACTTCCTTACAATGAAGGAGATTATTTCTGCTGCTCGCGAGCAGATGTTTGTTGGAGTGGGCCGAGGCTCTGGCGCCGGATCTCTTGTTTGTTATGTTCTAGGCATTACAGATGTTGATCCCATCAAGTATGGGCTCCTGTTTGAGCGCTTTTTGTCTCCTGACCGTGACGGCCTTCCTGATATTGACACTGACATTGAAAATCGTGACCTGCTTCTTCAGATCTTGCGTGATAAGTTTGGTAGTGAGAACATTGTTCCAATTTCTAACTACAACACTTTCAAGCTGAAGACGCTTGTCCGCGACATTTCTCGTTTGTATGATATTCCTCTTGAAGAGGTGAATCTTGCGCTGAAGACCGTTGAGAAAGAAGTTCAAAATGCTATCCGAAAAGTTGGCGACGACAAAAATATGTTTGTCTTGACTTTTGAAGATAGTTATGAGCACTCTCCTAGCTTCCGCGATTTCATTGACAGATATCCCAAGGTGTCTGAGTCTATCAAGGTCTTATTCAGACAAAATAAGGCACTTGGTCGTCATGCTGGTGGTGTTATTATCAGTGAGCGTATTGCTGATCGTATGCCACTCATTACTGCCAAGGGTGAAGCCCAAACTCCTTGGGTTGAAGGAATGAACTACAAACATCTTGAGCTGCTCGGGTGGGTGAAGTTTGACCTTCTTGGTCTTGAAACTCTACGAATGATTCGTAGAACCATTGAGCTCCTGCTTCAGCGTCATCATGGTATTGCCAATCCAACCTTTGGTGATGTGAAGAAGTGGTTTGATGAGAACATGGCCACCACCGTTATTGATTTCAACGATCAAAAGGTGTATGAAAATGTGTATCATGAAGCAACCACCCGAGCTCCAGGTGTCTTCCAGCTGACAAGTAAGGGTGCCCAGCGTCTCTTTCAGAATGCAAAGCCTCATTCAATTGTTGATATTGCAACTCTTACCTCGGTCTTTAGGCCTGGACCTCTTGCTGCCAAGGTTGATAAACTCTATCTTGAATCGAAAGCAAACCCGCGGAATATTGATTATAAGCATCCGCTGATTAAGCAGGTTCTTGAGCCAACTTACGGTTGTATCATTTTCCAAGAGCAATTGATGCAGCTGTGTAATATTGTGGCTGGATTTCCAAAGTCGGAATGTGATAAGGTAAGAAAGAATATCCTAAAGCGTCAGGGTGCAAATCCTGAAGAGTCAATGAAGAAAGTGAAAGCAATGAAGGATGACTTCGTCGCTGGATCTATTAAGAATGGTGTGAAAGAAGCGGTTGCTTCAAAGCTGTGGGATGATATTCTTTACTTTGCAGGTTATGGCTTCAATCTGTCACACGCTCTTGCTTATGCAATTGATTCTTATTATTGCGCTTGGTTGCTAACCTATTATGAGGCTGAGTGGCTTTGCGCATATATGGAATCAATGATTGGCAATCCTGACGATCGGGCAGCAGCTATTTCTGATGTAAGAAAAATGGGATATGATGTTGGAAATGTTGATATCAATCTTTCCACTAATCAGTGGAATGTTGATGCAGAACGCAAACTTCTTATTCCATCTTTTAATACAATCAAGGGTGTTGGTGACACTGCAATTGACGAAATCACGGCTTGTCGTCCATATACCTCAATCGATCAAATGTTGTGGGAGGCTGATGGCCAGTGGAAGCCATCCAAGTTTAATAAGCGTGCTTTGGAATCTCTCATCAAGGCTGGAGCATTTGGCTCTATGAACATCGTAGGTGAGGGGAAGCAGTTTTCAACTTGGAAGCAAATGCATCATGTTCTTATTGAGAATGCTGATGACATCAAGAAGTGGTCAAAGCGTGACCCTGAAAAGGGTCGGCGGCGATTCAAAGAACTTCTTGTTGAAACTGAAGGTATGCCTGAATGGACAAGTCGTGAATATGCATCAATGCAAGTTGAATTGACTGGAAAGTTTGAACCAGCTTCACTCATTCCTGATCGCACAAAAGCAAAATTTGCCGATCAAAAAGTTATTTCACTTGATGAATGGGAAAGATTCGATATCTACTGGTTCATTGTGATGGGTTCTCTTGCAAAGAAGACAAAGAATGGTAAGCCTTATTTGCTACTTAGCGTGATTGGCGAATCTGGCGAGCAACACAAAATCTTTATGTGGGATTGGGATGGAGTCACAACATTTGAACCTTACACACTATGCGTTGCCGAGGTTGATAAATCTGACTTTGGTTTCTCTTCTAAAATGAAGAAAATGAAGCGGCTCAATTAATTTTACAAGCCAAGGTATTTCAATATTGCCTTGGCTTGTAAAATTTTAGGTTGTTGATTATAATAATTTGTGAGGCAAAAATGAAAATTGGTTATAGTTTTTGGGGGTTCCTGACCCCCTTTGACCAGCTGTCCGTCACTGCAACTCCCGATCATTATCGCGGTGGTCGAATTGACATTGTTGAAGAGATGACCCGCCGAGGTCACGAAGTCTATCGACTGCAAGTTCAGCGTGACCAACACCCTTATCCAAACATTCAACAAGCTGACAAGTATTTTCCTGATGTTGATCTTGCTCTTTTTGAATGGCGATGGCCGACTTGGAAGAACGATCCCGCCATTGGTGGGACTCGCGCAACTGAACCTGATTATCATCGTCAAATGGAGTGCTTGCGTTATTATCACAACAAAGGAACTCCTATCATCATTCACGATGGTGATTTGCAAATGACTCATAATGATGAGCTTATGTTTCCAAATGCAATTTTGACTGATGCTTGCAAGACTCCTCGAGTTCTCACTCGTAAGCGTTCATTTCTCCCCTGGGTCTCAGCTTCAAAGAAAATGTTTGCTCCAGCTGAGTATGCTTATGATTACACTTATGTTGGAAACAATTACGACCGCGACCCACAATTTATGAAGTATTATTCAGCACCCAGTTTTCATCTGCGTCGTCTGGGTATTCAGACAAAGGTGTGGGGCAATTGGCTTGAGCGCTCTCCAGAGCGCCGTGATCCTGTTTATCTTATTCAACAGCATCCACACATTGCATTTGGTCATCGACTCTCTTATAAGGACATTTTCACAGCACTCAATAAGTCTATCGCTGTGACACATATTACTCGTGATGAGTATGCTCTTTATGGCAATATTACAATGCGATTTACTGAATCGTATCAGGCGGGTGTTGTTTCACTGATTCCTGCAGAATATACTGACGCTTTGCCAATTGGATTGGGTGAATTTGTTGTGAAAGACCACGAAAGCGTTATTCGAGCAGTGACTTCACTTAATCAAATGAGCGTAAGAGAGCGCGGAATGATTGTTGAGCAGCAATTTGCTGAGTTGAAAAAGCTTGCTGATCCAAGTCCAGAAAATCATCTCAATATTATTGAAGACCTTGTAAAGAACTACAATCCTTAATCAGGAATTAAAGAATGATTCTTACTTTTGAAGGCCCTGATCGATCAGGTAAGTCAGAGATTTCTTCTGCTCTATCGATTGATTTGGGTATTCCTCGCTTTAAAAACAAAGGCGAGTGGCTTGATGATATCAAAAACTCTTCGTATTTTGTAAATACACTCACATATGGCAACACAATGCTCATTGATTTTATTGAGCAAGTCCAATGTGATGTTATTTTTGATCGTCATTACCCATCTGAATGGGTTTATTCTCGATTTTTTGGTCGTCAAACAAATGAGCAAGTTCTTAGAAAGATTGATGATAAACTTGCTGAAATGGGCGCAATGATTGTTATTTGCCGCCGAAAGTCGTATAATGGCATTCAAGACGATCTTTATTCATACATTGATAGTGATGCTCTGAAAAAGATTGATGCACTTTACGAAGATTTCACAAAATGGACAAAGTGCAAGGTTCTTACATTGTGGGTTGATGATGAAAATTTGACCCGCGAAATTACTGAAATTAAGGAGTGGATCAAATCTTGAAAACTTATAAGAACTTTACTTCTGCTTATATTGATTTAGCTCGAATGATTCGGGACAATTTTGATTTTGAAGTGAGTCCTCGCGGAATGAAAGTGAAGGAAAAGTTGGGTGTTCAATTCCGAATCACTAATCCGCGCAATCGTCTCCCTTATGTGAAGGGTAGAAACTTTTCATTGTCGTATTTTGTGGCGGAATCTATTTGGTATATGAGTGGCTCTAATAGCACAGAGTGGATTTCAAAATATGCTCCATTTTGGCGTAATATTAGTGATGATGGAGTCACTGCAAATTCGGCGTATGGAGCTCGAATCTTTAAGACAAATCCTCGAATTGCTGGAAGCCAGTTAATTCAATGGAATTATGTTCTTGAAGAGCTTCGCCGGGATCCTGATTCACGCCGGGCAGTTATTCATATCAGAACTCCAGATGATTCGATCTCTGCAAAGAAAGATATGCCTTGCACTCTATCGCTGCAGTTCTTTATTCGAGAAAACAAGCTGCACTTGCATGTGAGTATGAGATCAAGTGATGTTATCCTTGGTCTTGCTTATGATGTTCCTGCTTTTACTCTTATGCAAGAAGTAATGGCAAATGATCTTGGAGTAGAACTGGGTGAATATGTTCATACAAGCAATTCACTTCATTGTTATGATCGTGATTATGAAATGCTTAATGACATTGCCAATACTCAGCTTGATTCAAATTTTGAAAACAGCAATTATTTGGAAATGCCGCCCTTGCCAAAGGAGTTTCCAACTGATGAGTTGTTTAAGCTTGAAGCCAATGTTAGCAAAATGAAAAATGAAGTAGACCCAATCGTCAATTTTGACGGCCAACCTACTTCAGAAAGTGTGCATCTTATTCAAGATTGGATTTTTATTCTTCGATCTGCTCAAGCTCGAAAGATGAAGAATCAATTTCTATGTGATCAATACATCAACTTGACCAGCTTTAATGGTTATCATTACTTTAGGAGATAAAATGAGAAATAAGCATGTTCTTGTGACTGGTGGATGTGGATTTATCGGATCGTATGTTGTTCGTGAACTTGTTCAACACGATTACATTGTTGATATTGTTGATGATATGTCGGCCGGGTCTTTAGACTCTCTGAATGGCCTTACCTTTAGGTGTGTTCCTGGCAGTCTTCTTCAGGCTTACGAAGATAAGCATCCCCAAACTGATCGTCAGCCTGGATCGATCTTAGTAATTGAAGATGATTTTGCTTCTAGAAGAATTATGGAAAGGTCGGCCAAGGGCCGATGGGGTGCCATTTTTCATTTAGCCGCAATGCCACGGGTTGCTTATTCTGTTGAGAATCCTTTTGATTCAAATTCGACAAATGTGACAAAGACTTTGGCTCTTCTTGAAAATATTCGAAATACTGATACAAAGTTTGTCTTTTCTTCGTCATCTGCAGTTTATGGAGATGCAGAAAATATTCCAACAAGTGAATATGATATGACGAATCCTCAATCTCCATATGGTTTGCAAAAGAGAATTGTTGAAGATTACCTTGTCATCTTTGGTCGTCTCTACAACCAGCATAGCGTCTGTTTGCGTTATTTTAATGTTTATGGTCCTGGGCAAGATGGATCGTCTCCTTATTCGACGGCTGTTTCAGCTTGGTGTTCTGCTCTAAAGAATGGTCAGCCTTTGCGGTCTGATGGTGATGGTGAGCAGTCTCGTGATCTTGTGTTTGTGACAGATGTCGCTCGAGCAAATAGATTGGCTGCTGAATCACAGGATCCTTTTAGAGGTCATTCAATCAATATTGGCTCTGGGGTCTCTTACACAAATAATCAAATTCTTGATAAGCTTAAGAGCAAATTTCCATCTTTGCAAGTTCAAAATGCTCCAGCCCGAGAGGGTGATGTGAGAGCTACCAGGGCTGACATCAGCATTGCTGAAGTAGTTATTAATTGGTCACCTCTTGTTAGTTTTGATGATGGACTTGCTTTTACGCTTAATTGGTGGGAATTGCAATGAAAAATAATGAGTTAGTTCTTTTTCTGGGACCTATGTTTTCTGGGAAGACAACCCGACTGCTGGCAGCAATTGAGCGCCATATTTTACGCCAGCAGTCCGTTGTTTGTTTTAAGCCCAAAATTGATGACAGGTATTCAGACAATGAAATTGTCACTCATTCTAAGTTAAAAATTCCAGCCGTTTCAGTTAAAAACTGGAATGAGATTATGAAAGCAGTCAATGATATGCCAAGCAAGCCAAATGTGATTGCAGTTGATGAAGCATTCATGATTGAAGATTGCCATAAGGCTCTTCTTTCTTTATTTGCTGCAGGAATTACAATCTATGTGTCGTCGATTGATATATCTGCAAATTTGAATTCATTCACTGTAATTGACAAGTTGCTTCCATATTCAACACAAGTTGTGAAGTGCGCTGCAATTTGTGCCTCGTGTTTAGGTGATGCGCAACTTACTTATAGAAAGTTTGCGTCAAGTGCAGAAATTTCTGTTGGCGGCGGCGACAGTTATGAACCGCTATGTTGGTCTTGTCACCCACTTGTAGAAAAAAAGCCCTGGTTGCAGGTATAATTAGGCTGTTAAAAGGACAAAACATGTTTGATCCATCAAGTGTAAATTTAGTCATTTATCACGGCAATTGTTCTGATGGTTATGGCGCTGCATGGGCAGCTTGGAAACTATTAGGTGATCGTGCAGAATATCTTCCAGCATTTTATGGACAACCTGCTCCTGATGTGAAAGGTAAAACTGTTGTTTGTCTTGACTTCAGCTATGATAATGCTACTACAAAAAGACTTATTAGCGAAGCTGATAACTTTTATATTATTGATCATCATAGAACCGCTATGATTAATCTTCATGATGTGTCAAATACTCATTTTGATATGAATCATAGCGGTGCATATCTTTCTTGGAAGTTCTTTCATCCTGGTAAAGAAGTTCCAAGATTAATCAAGTATATTGAAGATCGTGACTTGTGGAAGTGGGAAATGCCTTACTCAAAAGAGTTTTCGACATTTTTTTACACTGTTCCATTTGACTTTGAAGAGTATGACAACTATCTTGATGATAGTGCAATTGATGCAGCACAAGAAAGTGGATCGCATATTGTAGCATACACCAAAGCTGCAATTTCACGGCTTATCAAAAAGCCTGCAATGAGAAAGCTTGACGGTAAGTCAGTTGCTGTTATTAACACATCTCAATGGGTTGATGAAATTGGTAATGCTCTTGCTATAAAATGTGACTTTGCTCTTATGTGGCATTATGATCATAAATTAAATATGACTTCTGTTAGCCTGCGTGCGTTTCATGATGATGTTGATGTGAGTGAAGTTGCAAAGCGCTTTGGTGGTGGGGGTCACAAAAAGTCTGCAGGTTTTAGATTAGAAAATGGTCGGTTTATTGAATCTATCTTTGATAAAGAGAGTGAATAAATGAACGAACGCCATCTTCAAAAAATGAGAACTTATATGAATATTTGCGAGTCAATCGCATCTTTGTCATATGATCCCAAATTTAAAGTTGGAACAGTCATCATAACAGATGATTTTCGTGAAATTTGTGCTGTTGGTTATAATGGAAACTATAAGGGTGGTCCAAACGCGCGTGATTCAGAAGAAACAGGTGGTTCTGGATTCCTTCATAGTGAAGAGAACGCACTTTTTCATTTAGGAAAGCCTTATGAATTGCGAGGTTATTTAACAATGCTTTGCACTCATAAGCCTTGTCCAATGTGCGCAAAGCGAATTGTGAATTCAGGACTTAAAAAAGTAATTTATAAGACTGATTATACAGCTTTGGGACATGGTGCTGATGATATTTTTGAAAAATCAGAAATCACCTGTGTAAGTATCGATCAATACGCCTTGAAATAGTTAAGGTGCTTCACAATATTCAGTTGTGAAGCATATTTATATCGTAATGTGTTATAATCATGTTAGAGGAGATGTAGCTTGAAAAGAGAAAGAGCACTCATTAAGCTTATGCGTGAGCAATATGAGCAGCAAATATACTCACGACTTTTAGAAATTGATGTCTCCGCTGCTGGTGGAAAGATTCTTGTTGATGCTGGTCTTGAAGTCACTGATGTAAAAACAGGTGAAAAATTCACAATTCAATCAGTTCATCGTCAAAATGATGGTGATGTGTTAATTAGTTTAATTCCACCAGAAAGTGTTTCTGGTCCCATTACTGCTCACGGTCAAAATACAATTGTATCTCCTGGTCAAAAGCCTCATGTTTATAATTTAAATGACTTTGAAAAGAAGTTCAAGGTATAGGATCAACAATGAAATTTAATGAATTAGAGATCGAAAAAATTATCAAAGAAACTTTGACCGGTCGCAAAACACAGCTAGAAGAGTCTGTGATCAATGAAGCTTATGTTGTGTCTGCTCGCAAGTATGATTTAACAACTGAAAAATTGAGTGAGGAAAATAAGCAGGCTCATGAAGCTCTTATGGAAGGATACGTCAAATCTTTAAATGAGATTTCGGCAAATCTTGAAACTGCTGATAGAGAAAATGTTGGTCCCAATGGATCCACATTTCGTAATTTAAAGCTTGATGAAGCATACAACTTGAATGCTGTATTCCTTCATGGAATGTTTTTTGAAAATATATCAGATATGCGTTCGCAAGTGTCAATGGATTCACTCTCTTATATGAGATTTGAGCGTGACTGGGGTTCTTTTGAAGCTTGGCAGCGCGATTTCATTGCGTGTGCAATGAGCGCTCGAAATGGTTGGGTTGTGACGGTCTATAACTTTATGCTTCGTAGATATATGAATGTGATTGTTGATCTTCACAGCACAGGTATTCCATTCTCCTCAGTTCCAGTTGTAGTTCTTGATTGTTGGGAACATTCATATTATCGTGATTACTTAAAAGATCGTAAGTCTTATGTCTTTTCAATGATGAAAGAGTTGCGTTGGGAAAAAATTGAAGAGAGAATTAGAAGAGTTGAGCGCATGGCCGAGGCTCTAAAATGAATAAAAACAATATCAAAAAAATCATTTTAAAAGAAATGTATGGAACAAGTCTCAGGGTCTTATACGAGGCCGATGAACCAGCTGATCCAACAGCGCCAGCCCCAGGTGCCGAGCCTGCCCCACCAGCTCCTGACGCTGCTGCTCCCCCTGGGGCTCCGCCACCTCCTGGTGGCGACCCAACAGCTCCAGGTGCCCCTCCTGGCGGTGATCCAGGTGCTCTTGGTGGAGGGCCACCTGGTGCTCCTCCTGATCTTTCGATGCCCCCAATGGGTGGTGGTCTTCCTCCAATGGGTGGGCCGCCTGGACCTCCTCCCGGACCACCAGGCGCTCCTCCAATGGGCGGGCCTCCTGGAGCACCTCCTAAAAAAGAAAATAAACCAAAGCCTGCTAAAGCTCCTAATCCTGATAAACAACAGGTTGCTTCAAAACTTCATACTGCATTAATGAATGCAATTTCGAGTGCAAGTCAAGATATTTCCGAAAGTCTTAAAAAGAAAAGTTTGCGCTTTCTTTATGAAGAAGATGAAAAATCAAATGACAAAAACGCTCCAAAAATTGATATGGAAAAATACGCAGGAGAAGTTGCAAACTTAATAAATAATTACACATCACTTATTGATATCAAAAAGAGTGTAATCACTCAAGCTGAACAGGATCTTGATACCCAATTTCCAAATGACGGTGTTGCTCTTAAAAAGCAATTAAAAGATTTACTGCGAACACAATACCATCTATCATTAGAAAAACAAAATGAACCACCAGAAACTTATGCAGTCGGAGCGAAGAGCGGCGCAGGAGGCCCTGCGTGAAAAAGTGGCTGCAATCGTCGAACCAAGACGATGCGTCCATTTAAAACTTCCGGCTGAAGTCCATCAAGAGCTCAGAATTTTTGCAATAAAAAATAAACTTTCATTGCAAGAAATGATAACAGAGATGTGTCGTCTTTTAATTGATGGCGACAATTATCTGTATAATCGAATGTTGTTTCTTTCTAAAAAGAAGAAAGAAAAACAAATTAAAAAAATATCTGTAAAAGATGAAGAAGACATTTATAATCATATTGTTGGTAATGAATAGACCAACCTGATTGTTCAACAAAAAAATAAAAGGAGAAAAAATGCTTCGTAATTCTATGGTTTTTCTTGCTCTCATGACTGCTTGTGGTGCTGATAACACTGTTGAGCAGGCTCCCGTTTCGGCAGGTCCAACCACCACCGAGGCCGGTGCTGTTGAGATCACTGACCCTGAGACTTCTGAGGTTGTTCCTACCGTTGAGGATGCAAGTGAGACCGTTGATCCTGTCACTGCAACTACTGGTCCTACTGAGCCAACTGACCAGACTACTACTCGTTGAATAAACAATTTCTTTAAGAAAAAAAAGCGCCACATTTGTGGCGCTTTTTTCATTTCTGACGACTGATGACTATAATATTTAATCATACGCAAGAGGTCGTCAATGCCAACAGTGACAGTTAAAAGATCAATTCTTGAGAATTTAATCAAGAGATCACTATTTGAATCAGACAGTATGTCAGAAAAGCTTATTAAGCCAGATGACTCACCGCTTCAATCTGATTTACCATTAAAGCCAGACAACAAGATTATTGTTGATCAACCTGGAGCTGAAAGACCTCCTGTTGAAGATGATGAATATGTTCCTGAAAACTCAAGGGAGCTTGGACTTGCTATGAAAGCACTATCTGAAATGATCCCTACTGAGAATGTTAGTCAAGCGTATGATGCAATGAAAAAAGCAATTGAAGCAATAAATAATCAACCAGACAAAAATGTCGAAGGAAATGACACTAGCATGGCAACTTTGGATGAAAAGAAGCGTTTAACCTTGAGAAAAATGGTTTTAAGAGCACTTAATGAAATTGACAATGATGATGATTTTGAAGATGAAGACGAAGATCCAAAAGATCCATTTAGCAAAGGATTTTATCGTGATCTAAATGCATCTTTTGGATCCGGTGGAGGCGGTGATGAGGATGATGACCAGCAATCTTCAACTGATCTTCATATGTTTGCCGGCGAAGATGAAAAGCTTATTAAGCGTTTTATTATGAACACTGACACAATCAGTGACATTGAAGATGCTCTTGGTAGCAATGAAGATGCTCGTGATAAGTTCCTTTCAATTCTTCGTATGCTTGAAAATGTTGAAGGAATGAAGCACCGTAAGCTATCTGATAACAAGCAAGCCGATGCTGAAATCAGACAGAAGTATATTCCTCCTGCTGAGAATCTTGGTGAAGCATTCCATAAAAATATTATTGATATGGCAAAGACCAATATCGACTCATCAAATCTTTCAGCATTAATTTATGATACATTTGATGATTTGTCTGATATCATTGATAAGATTAACGAATTAATCAAGACAGAAAAGTTTGAATATCAGTCACAAGCTCCTAAGTATGGATACGGTGCCGCTTCAGGTCTTAGACAGACAATGGTAAGAGACTTGCAGGGTGTTAGAATGGTCCAGCAGTATTGGCAAGATGATGATATCACTTATGTTCAAAACAATGCAAAGAAGAAATTCCTTGAAATTTTAGCAAACAAGAGCAATGAAAAATTCTTGCGCACTCTCTTTGATGAAGAGGGTCTTGATGAGTATATCAAGTATATCAATCAAAATCCAAAGGCCTTGTTAGGCTCTCTCATTTATAGAAACTTTGAAGGCTTACTTTCTTATATCACAAGTCAAAGAATTTCTGATATGAAGTTTGGTGAGGGAATTAGTGAAGCTGTTAAGTCTGCCGAAGATATTGCAGATGCGCTCCAGTCAAATGGATTTGACGAGTTTAGTGAAGGCGATGCAAGCTATATGCTTGAACTTGTGCCTAAGTATCTTACTACAAATGAGCTGAATGCTTTTATTGAGTTTATGTCTTCAGCAGATGACGCCGCCGTTAGTCGTTTAAGCGATAGATTGATGGTTGCTGTTGGTGAAGATGAAGAGACTTTGGCAAAATTCATTAAGACATTCACCAGCAAGATGAAGTCTTCTATTGAAAAGCCTCTTGGTCGTGAAGTTGGTAAGTCATTCCAGTCTGACTTCCCTGAAAATGAGCCTATGAATAAGTCAGAAGAAGAGCAGATTGAAAAGATGATCGATCAAGGCGTTGTTAAGAAAGTGTTTGATCAGGTTGTCGCTGAAGCCTATGAAAAGTCTAAACTTCTTGCTGCAATAGGCGCCGCTGCTTCGATGGCTGCAGAGGACATTGATGTTGGTATAATTGGAAAATATACTGAGCCTGCGTTTGCTTCACTTAAGAAGTATGCTACTCGTGTTATGACAGGAACACCTGGAGCTGCCGTCGGTATTTACCAGGATGCCGCTGAAATGGATCCAGATTATGCTAAGAAGTATCAAGGTGATGTTGAAGGCGAATTCAAGGCAATTCTGAAGAAAGATAAGGCAGCTGCCAAAGCCGCCGGAGCAAATGAGCCAGTTGGTAAGAAGCTTGGCAAGAAAGGAGTATAGAATAATATGAGCAGGTTCCAAGTTTCGAGCTTGCTACGCGAATATTTTGATCATCAACCACAAGTTGGGGTTATACGAGACTTTTCAATAGATACAAGAAACCTTCCGGTCAGTCCTGCAGCAACTTCTAAGTGGGTTGTCAAGGACAGACCGGAGCGTTTATGTAGAACATTTGAGTTTTCTAATCGCGAATCTTGTCGTCATTTTATGAATGAATTGATGGATTATGAAGATCGTAGCAAACATCACGCTGTGATTAAGTGTCATGGAACAATATTGACACTTGAAATTAACACCAAAGACATTGATTGTGTGACTGAACTTGATAAAGATTATGCAAAAGAAGCAGATGCAATTTATGATGAAATGAGGGCATATGGAAGCATCTGAATCATTTTTTGTTTCAAATGATATCGCAGATATTATTGACTTAAAAAGCGTGTCATCGTCGTCACACTTAAAATCAAATCAGCTTGATAAAGATATTAAAAATAATATCACATCAGCATGGTTTGATGATAAAGGAATGATCATGATTAAAATTAAGGGATCAATTTATGAATACCTTAATTCTTTTCTTGATAAAGAAGTTTATGGAATTGAAATTAGTAATCAAAAATATAAATGCGAAGTCATAAAGTTAGAAAAAGACGATGTATATTTACGGTTGGAGAAAGAATATGCAGGAATTTGAATTTGAAAAATTTATGAAAGACATTGTTAAGCGTGAAGATGCTGCTCGTGAGCATATTAAAGAGTATGCTGAAAATCATGCAGACACTCCGCAGCGCCGTTATAATGCCAAATATCGTGAGCATGCTCACAATCGAATCAAATATGACGGCGGAGAGCAATCATGAAAATTAAAACTGAGAGTCAGCTGCTAAATCTTTTAAAGAAGCTTCATGAGCAAGATGAAATGCAAATGGCTCAGCCAGCTGCTGCGCCCGCTCCAGCAGCTCCTGCTCCGGCCACTCCCGGTAGTACTGCACCTGCTCCAGCCGCTCCATCACCAACTTCTCAAGCTCAACCAATCACCCTAGATGATATTATTGAAAAATTGAATATTATTAGAGCTGGTCGTTCAACTAAAGATGATGATGTTAAATCAGAGCTTGAAAATTATGTTCTTCAGTTTAGTGAAGAAGATAAGAGTTCATTACTTGCTTTTCTTGATGGCTTAGGAAGAATTTTGACACCACCTGATCAATTTGCTTTGGCACAAGGTCAGCCTGCAGGAACACCTGTCAAATCAGCTCCTGCTCCTGGTGCTGCACCACCCTCTGCACCAGCAGCTCCTAAGCCAGCCGCAGCACCCCGTCCAGCAGCTTCTAAGTCACCTGTTCCAATAAATGTTGGTGGTATTTAAATTATGAAAAATAAAAAGCTATTAACTGAGTCATATTATCCAAGCTATATGACTATGACACAAGAAGAAGCCAGTGAAATAATTGAGAGTTTTATCAATATTTTCAAATCTATATGGTCATCAGTTAAATTGCTTTTTAATACTCTAAAATTGAATATCAATGTTGTAGCTGCAAGTTGGGCTGGTAATGATACTTGGCTAAAAAACTCTTACGCGGAATTTGAAGCAGAAAGAGCAAATTATGCTAAAGAAATGCAAGGCAATTTAAAATATTTTTATAAAGCAATTGGAAATGGTGAGAATAGAACGCTTGAACAAAGCGCTACTAGATTATTTCTAATGGCAGCAAACCCACTTGCATATGCTGCATATGCAACAACACCACTTGCACCATCTTCAAGTGGTGACTCTTCTAAAAAACCAAGTGAAATGTCTGATCGTCTTAAGCGTGCACTTGTTATGTTTGGAATAATTCAAAATGAATCAATCAATTCTCGTGATATTCTTTTTGAAGCAGCAAAGGCTCCCCAAGTTATACCACCAGCTGAAGTTGAAAAATATCAAAAAATTGCAAAACAATACATCGAGCAAGAAAAGAAAAAGATGGAAACAGTCACCAATAAGATGGCTGATGATATTTCAACATTAAAAGGATTGGCTGAAGCTAAAAATTTTGAAGAGCTTAAAAATGCTATTAAAGACGCTCAGAAAAAAGGAATAAAATTAGTCGATAACGGGCTAGATAATGTCGAAAATAAATTGAAATTAGGTATTCAAAATTATGAAAAAACAAACCAGCAAGATTTTAAAGATAAAGTAGCACAAATCAAAAAAGAGCATCCTGATCTTGCAAAGATGAATGATCAGGATGCAATGACAACTTATGTTTTTGGTGTAATAAAATCTCAACTTCAACAAAACTTAATTAAGCTTTATAATGCGACTGTTAAAAACTCAAAGTCTATTATTGTTCCAAATTTAAGTCCTGCTGAAACTAAAGCTTTAAGTGAGACTCCTGTTGGACAGGAATATCTTAGAATGTTGCAAGAGTTTTCAGACAATATTGATAATGGGAATAAAAGTATTAAAAAGAAGAAAGAAGATTTAACTCAGAATCCTACTGCTTTATAAATAATTTATGAAAAACACAACTAAGAAAAAGTCGGCCCCCTCAACCTGGATCCCTGAGATTATGTATGAGGAGAATTCACAGATTCCATTTATCAATGTTCCAAGAGGTGAAAGTGATCCTGACTCACTTTTCATCTCATTAGTTCATCAAACTGATGAGACTGAGCCTGATATGGAAGGGAATGAGATTCCAGTTTATGAAATGTCAATTGAGCATTACATTCGTATGTCTGGATTAAAATCTAAAATTTCTGCAGAAGATTTTGATAAAGTAAGAGTTGCACTTGGGTTTAAAAAAATTGCTGAGGCCAAAGCTGAAGGTCTTGCAATCTCCAATAAAGTTCAAGAAAATGTTATAAAACTTGCTGAACTTGCTAATAAAAATCCCACAGATAGTAATACTTAGAATTGGGTGAATGATAAAAATCTTTCTCCAATTTATTTAAGCCGAATAATTATCGGTGGAGGCAATAATGGTTTTCGATAAGTCTAGAATGGCAAAGCTCTCTGGTATCCTGACTGAGAGCAAGAAGGGTATCAAGGATGCCATGGCTAACCAGTTTGGCGGTGGTAAGGAAGAGGGCGACCCCTGGCTGGACGGCGAGGTCACCACTGAAGGTGCTGAGGAAGACGATGAGTCTATGATGCACGAATTTGATGATGAAGATGAGTCCATGATGAATGAAATGGATGAAGATGAAGTTTGTGAGAGTGATGAAGACGAAGATATGAATGAGGCTGCTCTTCGCCGCATGATTCGTAGCGCTCTTAATGAAGCAAAGAAAGAGATTGATGATAAGAAAGCTAAGGCCAAGAAGGCCAAGGCTAAGAAAGCTAAGGCTAAGAAGGATGATGAAGAGAAGGCTGTCCGTGAGGCCGTCCGCTCTGAAATCCGCTCAGTTCTTCGTTCGCGTGGAATCACAATGGGCGGAACCGGTTGGGGCTTTAAGCGATAAATCATTGATTTACATACCTGCTTATAGTAATACTAAAATTTAGTATTGCAGGTATGCAATCCAGCAGGTGGCAGGATATAATGGTGGTATGAGCAAACCTCTACCACCATTTGTCGTTGGCCAGACGATTTTTCTCATTCCCAATGAGAGTCGCTCTGTCATTCCTGCCATTGTCGTTGAAGAAATCACAAAGAAAACGATCAATGGATCCCACACTTCTTGGGCAATCTTAACTCCAAATAATCCGAAGCCTGTTAAGCTTGACCCTTCTACTTGTGAAATCTTTATCAATCTTTCAGATGTGAAAGACTCGCTACTTCAGCGAGTCACTCTTGCAATTGAAAATATGATTGACGAAGTTCGAACCATTAGTGAAGAGCTAAATGGAGGCTCTAAGTCTACAGTGAATGAAACTGCACCTAGTGTTATCACTCTTGAAGATGGAACCAAAGTGAGGGTTGTTAAGTGACTGAACAGACTGCTAAGCGTGTTCTCATTATTGACGGCATGAATCTTATTCACCGGGCTCGAGTGGCTATGAAAGGCCATGGAAATGGCTTGACCTATGCTGCTCTGCGCTCAATTAGAGCACTTGTGAATAAGTTTGATCCCAATATTGCGTACTTTGTGCTTGAAGGAAAGCCCAAGCGTAGAATCGCTCTTTCTGAAGGTACTTACAAAGCTCAGCGAGAAAAGTCTGATGATGCATTCTGGGATCAGGTGAAGTTGCTTGTAGAAATTGTTTCTACCCACCTCCCGTTGAAAGTTGTTCGCCATCCAGATTTTGAGGCTGATGATGTTATTGCGCACTTGGCTAGTCGAGTTCATTGTAATGATTTCTGCACTGTCGTATCGACAGACACGGATTTTACGCAGCTGGTGACGGAAGCATCAAAGAATACATTTTCACTCTATTCTCCTATCAAGGATATTTTTGTTCAGCCCACTCCATATGATTATGTCTTGTGGAAGTCGCTTCGCGGTGATGGTGCTGATAACATTGATGGTGTTCCTGGAATTGGTGATAAGCGCGCAACAAATTTGGCATTGGACCCAATTCAGCTGCGACTCTTTTTCAATAAGAATCCTGCTGCAAAAAAGATTGTTGAACACAACCTGGCAATGATCAAATTTGAAGATATGACTCCTCATTGGGAAGGTGTTAGTATTTCGGCACCAGTCCGTGACAATGATGGATTTAGAAATCGTCTTCAAGCTCTTGACATGAATTCAATTACCAACGATAAAAATTGGTCAAAGTGGATTGCTTCATTCAATCAGCTCTGGTTTAGTTTCCTTTTGAAGAATGCAGCATAAAATACTCCTACTCATGTAGGAGTGTTTATGTCTTTAACTCAAAATGTTTTTGGATTTGATCAGCCCCTCACCGGGGCTGAACAAGTTTCTCTTCGCTCACAGGGGCTACTTTCTGAATCTGAGATTGCAGTCAGAGCTGGTGATCTGCTTATAGCAGTAAATACTTTGACAGGCACTCGCCGTGCTCTTTCAAGTGAAGGTACGCTTTCTGAATCAACTCAGCGTCGCCTCCTGAGAGACTAATATGAGCGAAGCCTTCAGAAATCTTGTTTTTGATAGTGACGCTCGAGATAGTCTTAAAGCTGGTGTTGATGCTTTGGCAAAAGCTGTCAAGGTGACAATGGGTCCCAGTGGTCAAAATGTGATTATCGAAATGCCAGGTGCTCCTCCTATTGTCACAAAGGATGGTGTGACCGTTGCAAGAGCCATCAATTTCAGAGACAGAAATATGAATCTGGGGGCTCAGATTATTAAGGAAGCCGCCAGTCGAACTTGTGATGCCGCTGGTGATGGAACAACCACATCAACTGTTTTGGCACAATCAATTTTTAATGGAGGGCTTCGTGTTCTTTCAGGAGATCACAGTTATCCTGAAATGCGTGCAGGAATGCAGTGGGCTGTAAACGCTCTTATAAATGAATTGCGATTTATGGCCCGTCAAATAACTTCTGATGAAGAGGTTATCCAAGTAGGAACCATTTCGGCAAATGGTGAAAGAAGTATTGGTGAACTTCTTGCCCAGGCAATGAAAGCTGTGGGACGAGATGGAACAATCACTGTTGAAGATGCTAAAGGGTTTGGAACATCTTTACAGGTTGTTGAAGGAGCAGAAATTGATCGCGGCTATCTTTCACCTTATTTTGTGACTGATTCAGAAAAAATGGTGGCCACTCTTGAGTCTCCATACATTTTGCTAACAAACAATAGAATCACATCACTTAAAGAAATTTTGCCAATTCTTGAAAAAGTGCATAATGCTCAAAAGCCTATCTTAATTGTTGCTGATGAAGTTGAAGGCGAAGCAATGCAAGGACTTGTTTTAAATCGCACAAAGGGAATCATTAATGTTTGTGCAATTAAGGGTCCTGAATTTGGTGAAAATCGTCTTCATGCTTTACAAGATTTAGCAATTTTGTTAGGAACACGAGTTGTTGGTGATGATCTTTCAACCATTCAGCTTGGAGAGCTTGGTCGTTGTAAGCGTGTAATTGTAGGAAGGTATCGTTCAATTTTCATTGATGCAATGGGTGAAAAAAATCTTATTGCAGCTCGATCAACTGAATTGCGCTCACAATTGAGTGATATGACTCTTGAATCACACGACATTGAAGCTTTAAAGCGACGCTTGTCTCGTTTAGCTGGTGGAGTTGCAGTGCTAAGAGTTGGTGGCGCTACAGAAGCTGAATTAAAAGAGAGGCGTGATCGAGTTGATGATGCTCTACACGCTACTCGAGCAGCGGTTGAAGAAGGAATTCTTCCGGGCGGAGGAACTGCTCTTGTTAGAGCCGCAGCAAAAACTAGATCAAAAATTTCACGAAATTCGTCTGATTCATTTAAGCAAGGCGCTGATGTAATTTTGCAAGCATGTGTTGTTCCACTAAAACAAATTGTGATTAATGCAGGTCTCAATCCTGATATGGTTCTTTCTAAAGTTGAAAGACTAAAGGGTGATAATGGATTTAATGCTTCAACTGGCAAATATGTAAGTACATTTGAAGCGGGAATTCTTGATCCATTAAAAGTTGTGAGACTTGCACTTGAGAACGCACATTCAGCTGCAAGCGTTTTGTTGAGTGTTGGATGCACTGTAGTCGATGATAATCCTGCATAATTTTTTTCAGGAAAATATGCAAATCCGGCCACCACTATAGTATATTAATTCTGGAAGGCAGGAATGGTCAAGCCTTCCAGAAAATGAAATGTAATGAGGTAGATTGAAGCAATGAATCGTGTTTACAACCGTGATTTTCTGAGCGTTATGAACGAGGACACCCTTCGCAGCACGGTCACTAGTTATAAGAATGCAATTGAAGCCTCTCGTCGGCGTGGTGCTGATACTCATGAGCTTGAAGTTGAGTATTGTTATCTGTGGTCTGAGCTAGAGCTTCGTGACCAGCGTCGGGCTGCCCATGAGGATTATCTTCGAAGCAACCCGCAGATGACCAATCAGGATGACGATTATTTTACCGATGAGGGTGACTACGACTCCAGTCTTTACTCCTGATTGTTTGAAAATCGAGGTGATGAATGAATGATATGAATTCCCTCTTCAAAGAAGTTGGTCGTTTTCCATTGCTCACTCGTGAGCAGGAAGTTTCTCTTGCTCAAAAGATTGAGGGCGGTGATCGTCATGCCCGTGATCTAATGATTCAGTCTAATATGCGACTTGCTATTTCGATTGCTCGCGCATATTCTCGTACTCCTGGTGTTGATTTTGAAGACCTTGTCCAGGAAAGTACTATTGGTTTGATGAGAGCTGTTGATCGATTTGATTGGAGGAAGGGATTCAAGTTTTCGACTTACGCAACCTGGTGGATTAAGCAGGCCGTTCGTCAAATTATGAATGTTCAGTCCAGTTCTATTCGTCTTCCGGCAGGGGTGAATAACCTTGTTTGGCGAGCGAAGCGTGCAAGTGATGATTTTCATCGTGAATTTGGGGTGCAGCCTACTCTGACTGAGATCGCTGACATCTTGAAGGTTGATGTTGAATCTTTGAATGTTCTTATGCAGACCTCGAAATACACTCTTTCCCTAGATGCTCAGGTAATGCAGGGCTCTGAAGATGGAGATTCTCCTACTCTTGCTGATGTGATTCCTGGCACATCTGATATTGAAATCAATGAAGAGATGGATCGCGAACGATTTGCTGCCGCAATTCGCCGGGGCTTTAGTAAGCTGACTGATCGAGAAGAGAAAATCATTCGACTTCGATTTGGTATTTCTGAAGATCCCAAGGATCATATTCGATATCCCATTACTCATTCTGAGCTACTTGCACTCAATGCTAAGAAGGGAGAGGTTTGATATGAACGACAATACTTTTCAGCATGGATATGCTACGACTGCAAATCTTGGTGGCAAGGGATATTTGGAGATTACCCAACAGCTTGCAAGTGATGGTGACAAGATCTCGTTGAGCTCTGTTCGCAACCACTATCTAAGTGGTCTGCGTAAGATTGCTCTTGAAATTTGCAAGACTCAAGGTATTGATCCTCGTGACGCTCATGAGACGGCTGACAAGATGGTTTTTGATCCGCGATTCCAGGAGTCGATCGCTAGTACTTTGAATGCCATGAGTATGGGTGATCTGTGATTGAGCTGGAGACGAGACTTCTTGAGCTCATCGATTGGGATGAAGAACTTCTTGATCTCGTCTACCAGCGCACTTCAAATTTAATTAACTCAAGTAAGCACAAAACGCGTGCTCAACTTGAAATTGATCTTTATAAAGATTTGCAACATTTAATCCCAGATGAAGGGATTAAACTTGTGATTTCGATCCTCGACCAGCTAATTAAAAAAGAGGAGAGAGTCGCATTAGCATGAAATGGGAAGATTACGCAAGAAGAAGAAAACTTAATATTAAGTCATGGTTGCAATCAAAAGGCATTACAGACTTATCAACAATGTTAAGTTATCTTTCATCTATAAATGTAGAAGTGGGCAATGTCGATGAAATTAGAAAATTATTCACCGACAATATTGAGTGCTGCACAATTGTTTCACCCGAACCAATTGTTATTGAACCAACAGCCTCTTTTGTCACAAAGGGCCGACGAGCCCGTAAAAAATGAAATGTTGACGCCCGGGACCTTAGTAAAGTATTGCAGCAAACATCATCTTGTTGCAAGCTTAATAAAGGATAACAATATTGGACTGATAATTGCTCCAATTGCTACAGACACAAATGGGCGTATTTTTTACAATATCCTGATTGGAACTGAAACTGTTATGGCTTGGGATGATGAATTAACAAAACAAGAAGAATAAGGGAGATAAATTGGCTAGTAAGCTTGTAGTTCGTGAGCTTGTGGGGAAGTTGCAGACGATTGAGCACGAGATGGAAACTCTTCGAGAAGATCGAAAGCAGCTTATGAAGGATTATGAAGAGTCTCACGGTGTTGACAAGAAGGCTTTTCAGGCCGCTGTTCGAATTGCAAAGATTCGAATGAAGCTTGGAGATTCTGCTGATGAGGCTGATCAGATGGTCGAGTTTATTGACGACATCTAAAGAATCAGCTTATTACATTTACATTGCTGAATGCAGTGATCATAGCTTTTACTGTGGGATCACAACAGATCCAGATCGCAGATTAAAAGAACATAACACAGGCCGTCGTGGAGCAAAATACACTCGCTCTCGACGGCCTGTGTTGTTTGTTTTTTTGCAACCCATTTGTTGCAAATCATGTGCATTAAGAATTGAACTTAAAATAAAGTCATTAACTCGTACTAAAAAACTGCAATTAATATCAAATCCAGTCTTATTCAATGATTTGAAGCCCGACTGTAGATCTATGCTCCCATAGATGTGCGAACTCTTTGCTTTAATAGATATGCATGACCTTCATGGGCATTAGCGTTTGCCATAATCATATCATCAAGACCAAGAGTCATTGCGCCCATTTCTTTCATTGTTTTATACATATTTTTTGAAAAAACAAGAAAGTCTTTTTCAATTTGAAGTCCTACGGCGGCAATTGCTTGAGGCTTTAATTCACCTGGACTTGGATACTCTTTCATAATTTCAAGTGCCTTTTCAGTAATAGTCACAGGGTCTGCACATTTATCACTATAGAGACCAATTGACTTTTCAACTGCAGGATCTACTTGACTTCCAATTGCCTCATAAATTCTTCCATAGATATCAACATGGTCACCACCAAAAGCTGTTCCACGAGTTAAGTGATGTGCTCCATGAAACCATAGCTCCATCATTCTAAGAAACCCAATATACTCTATCATTATAGCTTTAGCTGAATTTTTCATTGATTCACCCTTTGTGTAATAAATATAGAGTGTAGGGAGCATTTTATGAAACTAAAGTCTCGAAAAGGCAAAATGAAAGATACAACCGCTGTGATAGCAGATACTCTCCAGCGCGGTGGAAGAGCTACTGAAGATGAATTGCACGAAATTGCAAATGTAAGCGTTGTTGATCTTTTGAATTGTGGTCTAACTCTTGAGCAAGCAGAAAC